CGCACAGATAGGTTCAAGTGGAGATTCCGCAAAGATAGGTTCAAGTGGAAATTACGCACAGATAGGTTCAAGTGGAAATTCCGCAAAGATAGGTTCAAGTGGAAATTATGCAAAGATAATGTCAGAGGGTAAAAATTCTGTTGTTATGGCAGCTGGTTATGAATCAAAAGCAAAAGCAAAAATTGGAAGTTGGATTACGTTAGCAGAATGGATTAGAACTGGCGAAATGGACAATGATGGTAATTATATATGGATTCCTAGATGTGTAAAAACAGAATATGTAGATGGAGAGCGTATCAAAGAAGATGTATTTTATAAATTAGTTGATGGCGAATTTAAAGAAGTAGAAAGTGAGGAATAATTATGGCAGAGAATACAGCAGTTGCAGAAACAAAAGAAGCTGAAAGCAGAGAACTTGTAGCAAAGGATTTTACCGAGGGAATGGTTGTGAAAATCAAGCAGAAAGAGAAATTCGGTTTAACATTCCCTAAAGATTACAATTACACAAACGAGTTTATGTCAGCAATGCTGATTTTACAGGACACAGTAGATATGAATAAGAAGCCTGTATTACAGAGTTGCACAAGGGCAAGTATCGAAAATGCACTTGTTGAAATGGTTACGAACGGACTTTCAATGCAGAAGAAACAGTGCTACCCGGTTGCTTATGGCGGCAAGCTACAGTGCCAGAAGTCAGTGTATGGAAACACTTGTATAGCAAGGAGATTTGGACTTAAAGACATTAATGCAGCGGTCATTTACAAGGGAGATGTGTTCAAGTACCACAAAGAGGACGCTAAGACAATTATTGATTGCCACGAACAGAGTTTTGAGAATATCGACAATGATAAGATTACCGGGGCTTATGCAGTGGCGATTATGGATGGTGGAGAGAAGATAGCAGAGGTTATGACTATTGCACAGATTAAGCAGGCTTGGAAACAAGGTTATGGCTACAAAGAGAATGGCAATGGCACACATCAGAAATTTGCTGACCAGATGGCTATGAAAACTGTTAAGAATAGACTTCTTAAATATATCAATAATTCTCATAGCGGAAATGAAAATGAGGATTACGAGGAAATCAGCCATGATGAAATGCTTGAACAGGATGTTGCCTACGATATTGAGCAGAACGCAAACGCAGTGGATTTTGACGAAAGTGACATTATTGACACCACGGCCACAGAAGTAACCGAAGAACAGGCAGAAGATAGCACATTACCGCCATTTATGCAGAGTGAGGAGGATTAAGTAATGCATCAACACGACTGGATTAAGATTTGTAAGCATCATAGATGGGGCTATGAGTGCAAAATATGTGGGAGGTATGGTAGTTATTCAGGAGTTCAGAAATGCTATTTATTTTTTGAACCGTAATTTATCAGGAGTAGAAGACTTGACTAGCGACATTATGTTAGCTGAATATTCCACCAAAGCAAAGGCAATTAAGGCTATGGAAATGCTTAGAAAAGTATATGAAAACAATGTGTTTTATCATTGCACAGCCGGTTCAAAGCGTTTTGAAGAAGTACAGCGTATTTTGAGCGAGGAACAATTTCGGAAAGCTACAACAGAGTGCTTTCAGTTCCCACAGGATGATGAAATCGAGGTGTGAGTATGAAAATTATTAAAGGTAAAGAGAAAGAATACAAGGATTGGTACGACGAGAATAGTGACGGATACAGCAGAGCTTGCTTCGCTTATGCTGAAAGGTGGGCTGAACTGTTAGAAGCAGAAATTGACAAGAGCAATGATATTAAGAAGTGCCTCGTTGATAATGCCGACAGATTAAGTCACGAAGCAGACACAGAGGGCATAACAGGGGTTATGTACGGATACGCAGTTAGTATTCTTTCACAATGTTGGGAATACGGAGAGTATTTAAGAAAGTGGCATAACAAAGAGTATGGATATGACGGAGACGGAGTTGTAAATCCAGCGATTATGACAGTAGGTGTGAAATGATGAAACTTAAATGTATAGCAACAGGAAGCACAGGTAATTGCTACACCCTAATTTCCAACAGTGGAGAAACACTTATCCTTGATTGTGGAATACCGCTTAAGGAGATTAAAAAAGGCTTAGATTGGAACATAAGGGGGATAAAGGGTGTGATTATAAGTCACACCCACCTCTAGACCACAGCAAGTCATTGAACGATTTTAAGTCAATGGGAATACCGATTTATGCACCATATATACAATACGCACAACACGAGGGCATACATCGTTATCACACGATACCATTTAGCGGTTTTAAAGTTAAGGCATTTGACCTAACAACAATAGACGGAAGCTGGACACACACAGACGCAAACGGCGAACCTTGCCCGATATATGGCTTTCTGATTACTCACAAGGAAATGGGAAGAATGCTTTACATAACCGATTGTGAACTAATCAAATGGAGATTTAAAGACATAAACCACATTCTCTTAAGTGTGAATTATGACAAGGACTTAATCGACAGGGATAACGCAGGCAAAGCTAATCACGTTTTCAGAGGTCACTTATCCATTGACACGGCTTGCGATTTTGTTAAAGCGAATCATTCAGATAGCTTGCAGAATGTCATAATGTGCCATCTGTCAAGTGAAAATTCTGATAGTGATAGTTTTATCGAGAAGATGAAAAAAGTCGCTTATGGGGCAAATGTGGATGTTGCGGAGCGCAACAAGGAATGGCTACTTGCTAATCCTAATGAGTGTCCTTTTTAGAAAGGAGATTATATGGCTAAAAAGAAAGGAACAGGGGTAAGTCCTATTACCAACAGAATTTATTATGGAACGCAAGATACAGATAAACACATGTGGGTAGGACAGAAAACAGACATAACAGAAAGTGCAATAGCTTCTGTATTTGAATGGTTTATGGGGAATATGGCGGGCAAAGAAGAATATTCTATCACATATCCAGAGGCAGATTTTGAGTTAGTTATGAGAAGAAAGGAGCAGTAATGGAGAGATTGACAAAGACATATTCAGATGGAACACACGGAGCTTCTGATAGCTTACCTTGCGGAGAAAACAGCTACGATTATAAGAATTTGCTGATAGAAAGATTAGGCAAATATGAGGACTTAGATGAGCAGGGCAGACTTATCAAGTTGCCTTGCAAGGTAGGAGATGTGGTATATGTAACCGAATCTACATTGGTCGAAGCAATGTGCGTAAGAATACAGTTAGATGGAGACAGAAATGGAATTTGGATTAATGCAAAAGAATACCCATACGATAGATGGATTTCCTTTAAGGCTTTTGGCAAAACAGTATTTCTCACAAAATCCGAAGCCGAAGCAAAACTGAAAGAATTGAGAGGTGGAGAATAATGTGTAGTAGCAAACAAATAAAAGAGCTTGCGGAATGTAATGCTGTTTACGAGTTTGAAAAGACAGTAAATATGTATGGTAAGGAGTATATAAGATACTATTATAACAAATTGGCTGAATTGAATGGCAGTATTAATAGCACTTGCAACTGCCAGCACAACAGTAACCCAAGGGAGAATGAGCCTTGTTACACATTTGATTGCAGAACAGCAAAGATAAATAAAGCTAGGGTAAACAGCTTAGAAATAATCGCACGAATGCTAGATGATAAGCCTTATTATGAATTGAAGTACAGACAGGTTGGTAAAAAGGATTATTCTATCGGATATAGCTCTTACGATTTAAAGACTGTATTAGGTTACATTGATGAATATTTTGAAATTGTGGAAAGTGATAAACAGACTAATGCCGACAGGATAAGAAATATGTCAGATGAAGAGTTAGCGAGTGTGCTATTTAGTGGTTGTATTGATTCTATGGATTTGGAAGAGTGCCCTTATGCTAGTGAAGGTGAACTCGATAACAATAAAATCAGAAAAATATGTAAAAATTGCACACTTGATTGGCTTAAATCAGAAGCAGAATAGGAGAGAATATGGAAGATAGATATTTATTCAAGGCAAAGAAACTTGATAACGGAGAATGGGTACAAGGATATTATGTAAAAGGTTTAAATATGTATGACAAAGAAGTTCATCTAATATTTGAACCTAACACAATGTTTTATTCTAGCGGAGAGACAGACGGATGGTACAAAGTAGACCCAACCACAATCTGCCAATGCACAGGCTTGAAAGATAAGAACGGCAAGCTGATTTGGGAGAATGATATTGTGGAACTCTTAGGACATAGAGGGGTTATCAAGTACGTGTGTGGTGGTTTTGGCATTGGGTATCGAAAAAATATTGATTGGAAAGAAATACAATCAAATATTATGCGTGTTACAGGATGCGAAAACATTTTATATGCTTGCGAAAACGATAATTATATATCATTGTGGGAAATCTATTGGAATTTTAATGATGAGGATGATTTGATAGACACAGTAGAGGTTATCGGCAACATTTTTGACAATAAAGAGTTGCTAGAAAGTGAGGAAAAGTAATGAATCGTGTGATTTTATGTGGGAGAGTTGTTAGAGAGCCAGAGATTAGATATTCACAGACAGTAAACGGAAGTATGGCTGTAGCAAGATACACATTAGCCGTTGACAGAGCTTTTAAGAAAGAGAGCGAACAGGCAGCAGACTTTATTAACTGCATTGCGTTTGGCAAGAATGGAGAGTTTGCAGAGAAGTATTTACATCAGGGAACTAAGATTATCGTTGAGGGTAGATGGCAGACAGGCAACTATACTAACAAGGACGGACAGAAAGTCTACACTAATGATTGTGTTGTTGAAAGACACGAATTTTGCGAAAGCCGTGCTAATCAGCAGAATAATAACAATGGAATTATGGGCGGTAATGCTAGTTCAGACAGCTTTATGTCAATTCCAGACAATGTAGCTGATGAGGGATTACCATTTAATTAAAGAGGTGTGAGTATGAGACTGATTGATGCAGATGAATTAATTGAGGATATTCACAAAAAGAATTATATCGATAAGGCTTTATCTGAAATACTTGAAACTATTATTAATGAACAACCGTCAGCTTTTAGTATGGGAACTAAACCTATTGATAATTTCGTAGACCCGTTTAAATCAAGAACCGCAACAGAAAATAACCTTGTTGAAGAAAATGCAGAACAATTAACGGTTAATGATATTGATAAGGTTGTGAAACAGCTTGAAGACGAAAGAGAGTTATCATACGCAGATTTTGACAAATATGTTGAAGAAGTCAGCCCTTGCCTTGATGCAGAATATGATGATAGTTTTCAAAGAGGTTTAGAAAGGGCAATTAAGATAATAAAGGTGGGTAAAATTAATGGATAGAGATTGCAATAAATGTATACATCATACTACAGGAACTTGCAGTACTTTTAACTGTGAGTTTGCAACAGCTGATGATGTAAGAAATAAGGCTATTGACAATTTTACAAAGGCTGTTGAAGATGCAGGGCTTATCTTTGTTGATGATATGTTTAAGCTAGAAGAGCTTGCGGAACAGCTAAAGGCAGGTGATAACAGTTGAATTATCAGAACATAGCAAGAGCCAAGGCGATAGAACAGGAAAACAAAAAGCGACTATTGAAGCTAAACTCGAAACTGAATGACAAAAGCGGAATATATTTTCTACTCCGAGAAGATGAAAACGGATTTAAGTATGCGTATATCGGGCAGGCGTTACATACACTTAGCAGATTGGCAAGCCACCTTGTAGGTTATCAACAGCACATAGACCTTAGTTTGAAACGCCATAAGCTGTACGACAAAGAGAAAAATCCTTATGGTTGGCGAGTTGAATTTCTGAATTTCCCCGAAAGCCAGCTTGACGAAAAGGAGAAGTATTACATCAAGCTATATGCCGATAAGGGTTATCAGCTTAGAAATGTCAGTTTAGGCGGTCAAGGAGAAAATCGTGCTAGTGGCTCTATAGGCGAGAGAAAAGCACCTAAAAGCTATATGCAGGGCATACATCAAGGAAAAAAGGTGTTAGCGAGGGAATTATCATCTATCGCAGAAAAACACCTTATAATCCGCTTAAAGCCAGAAAAAGAGCATAATAAGGTGTCACAGAAACAGTACGAGAAGTTCATGGATTTATTGAAAGTGGGTGATTCAGAATGAGAATTTTGAGCAGTAAAGATTATTCTTGGCTTATGGACCGAATAGAAACTCTTTCCAATGAAAATGAAAGATTGCAGATGAAAGTTGATGAAATAACAAAAGAACAGCCTAACGATTGTAAAAGCAATGAGGGAAGTCGCTTTTGTGGCATTTGTGAGTTTGGCTATTTGAGAACAAGAAATCCGCTTGGGGCAGATTTTTACGCTTGCAGTAAAACAGTGTCTTGTGAAGATTTTAAGAGAAAAGAAGATAACTAACTAAAAATCAAAGAAAGGAATAGGTTGTCGCGACATAAAACCGAGGTTTCCTTTTGGTGGATTTAGAATGATAGTACATTGTTTATTTGAACAGTCAGGAACATTCAAAAACGCTTTCAAGAAGTATGGAATTGAAGCCTACGACTATGATATTCAGAATGAATTTAACGAAACTGACTATGTTACTGACCTTTTTAAAGAGATAGAGGGGGGGTACCAAGGCGAGCCGAGTTTGTTTGATAAGATAAGCCCTGATGATTTGATATTTGCGTTTTTTCCTTGCGTGAGATTTGAAGACCAGATAATGTTGCATTTCAGGTGTCAGTGCAACACACAGCGGAATTGGAGCGAAGAGCAGAAATTGGAATACACAATTAAAATGCAGGAAGAATTGACAGAGTTGTATCTTTTGATTTCTAAAATGACTATTGTTTGTTTGCGAAAAGGCTTGCATATGATAATCGAAAATCCGTATTCAGCACAACATTATTTAAAGCAATATTGGTGCATTCAACCTAAATTGATAGATAAAGACCGAACAAAAAACGGAGATTCTATGAAGAAGCCGACACAATTTTTCTTTATTAACTGTGAACCGAAAAACAACTTTATTTTTGAGTCACTTGATTATGTTGAAGCTGTAAGATTTAAGAAATTAAAAGGCAATGAGAATGTGAGTCGAAAGACAGCAAGGTCAATGATACACCCACAGTACGCAGATAGATTTATCAGGCAATATATTCTTGATGAAGAGATATGGAGAGGCAAATAATGAAAGACGAAACAAAGCAGGAAATACAGATAGTCCTTGACCTACTCAAAGGCAGTCTTACAAGAAATGGTGTAAGTATGGCAACGGACAATAGTGGCAACTTGATGTTCTTTGATACAACAGCTTATATTAAGAGTAAAGGCAAGGAATTCGACGGATTCAGAGTTAATATCAACGATTTAGTGAAGTAACAATGTGACAGAACTTGAAGAGGTAATTATGGCAGGTAACTTTATTAAAATTGACAGAAAGATTTTAAAGTGGGAATGGTGGAGCGATATTAATACATTCAGACTTTTTATGTATATGTTGATAAGTGCCTATTGGAAAGACGGAAATTATAAAGGCAAGATAATTGAAAGAGGGTCTTTCCCCTCTTCAATATCTGAATTATCAAAAGAAACTAATTTGTCTGTAATGGAAATTCGTACCTCGCTAAAACACTTACAATTAACAGGCGAAATAACAAGCAAAGCAACAAACAAATTCACGATATTTACTGTGGTTAACTACAATTTGTATCAAACGGATAACAAGCAAGATAACAAACAAATAACAGGCAACTTAACAAACAATCAACAAACAGATAACATTCTATTAACAAACTCTATATTAAAAGAAAGTAAGAATGAAAGAACAGAAGAAATTAAAGAAGATAAGAATACAGAAAAAGATATTACTAACGTAATATCCAAAAAGAAAAGTTATTATCCCAATGATGAATTACTTGATGAAGCATTTAACGAGTATGTGACAATGCGTAAGAGAATTAAAAAACCTATATGCACTGACAAGGCATTGCATAGGGCTATGAATACCCTTGAAAAGCTATCAGGCGGAGATAATGACTTAGCCATTAAAATTCTTAATCAGTCAGTAGACCATTGCTGGCAAGGCTTGTTCGGGTTGAAAGAAGATAATTCTAATAAGCAAGGCAATCAGAATTTCAGTAAGGGTGCTATTGACTGGGATAATGTGTAAAGGAGAGCAAATGTATGGACAGAGATTGTAAAAATTGCGTATATCATTCAAGTGGCAGTTGTAGCCAATGGGATTGTAATTTTACAACAGTTAACGATGTGAGAAATGAAGCTATTGACGATACTGTAAAAGCTATAAAGAAGTTACATGCTTTTACTATTTTAGAAGAGGAAGAGATTGACGAGATGGCAAGACAATTAAAACTAAAGGCAGGTGGTAACGCTTGACAAGAGAAGAAACAGTTAAAATCATTCGCATTATGTGTGATTGCTACCCTAACTACAAGCCTAACAACCTATCAGAAACAGTAGATGTGTGGAATATGATGTTGGAAAATTACAGTTATGAACAAGTGTCAGTTGCACTTAAAGCATATATCAACTCTGATATAAGCGGATTTGCCCCAAGCATAGGACAGTTGATAGGTAAAATACAGGCTATATCACAGCCGCAGGAACTTGACGGAATGACAGCTTGGGGATTGGTTAGCAAGGCATTACGGAACGGCACATATGGGGCGGTTGAAGAATTTAATAAGCTACCGCCACTTGTCAGGCAGGCGGTTGGTATGCCAGACAACCTTAAAAACTGGGCGACATCAGATTATCAGACGATAGAGACAGTAATACAATCAAATTTTCTAAGAACTTACGAAACAGTTGTTAAGCGTGCGAATGAAATAAATCGTATGCCAGACAATATCAAATCACTTATCGAAAAGACGAATGTAAATTCGTATAAGGCTCAAATCGAGCAAAAATTCCAAAGAGATATAAATACATTACAAATTAAAGAAAATACCCTTATCGGTCAAAATACAAACGCAGAAGAGTATATTGAAGCACCTCAAGATATTCAAGAAAGAATAAACGCCATGAGGTAAATTATGAAACCCAAAAATTGTATTTATCCCGATTGCTTTAACTGTACTTTAGATGATTGCGAGTATGATGTGCCAGAAAAAGAAGATTTTAGCAGAGATGTTAAAATTGACACGGAAAATTCTATAGAGAATAAGACAGATAAACAGCGCAGGCAGTATATAAACCAAAAACGCTATCGCAATTCTGAAAAAGGCAAAGCTAAGTTGTGTGAATATGTTGAGAGTGGCAAGGTTGCAGAATGGAATCAAAGATATAATTCTAAAGAAAGTGCCAAAGTTTTAGCAAGAAAAAGGTCAGCAAAACGAAATAAACGCATGACAGAAAAAATCGGAATACCATATAGCACCTTTAAAGCATATCGGAAAAATTATGGGATAACTGAAAAAGATGTCGAGAAAGACATGGTTATCCGCAAAATGGATAATTGCGGACGAGTTTCAATACCGCCTAAGTTTATGCGGCAAGGTATTATAAGCGCAGGGGATGTATATAAAATATATCCGCAGGATAATAAACTAATAATTGAAAAGCTAGAGGTTAAGAACAATGAGCAAGTCGGAACAACGAAGATTTCAGGAACAAATGATGAGAGTTCAATTAAATAGGCAGAAGAATAAAGAAAATAAAGAAATGTTTGGTAATGCCTTAACAATTCTGTTATGGGTCCTACATGATAAATTTGGATTTGGAAATAAGCGACTAGAACGGCTTATTGATGAGATTGATAAATTCAACGAAGATTTCAACGCAGGGCTTATAGATTCGAAAGAACTTATTGAACAGCTAGAAGAAGAAACAAAAATAAAAATTAAATATTAAGGAGTATGGCTTATGAAGTTTTCAGAACTGACTAAGCCGGAACTTGAAAAGATATTGGAAAATGCCAATTTTACCGAGGAAGAAGAGAGAATATTCAAACTTCTTTCTCGGAATTTTACACAAAAAGAGATAGTTGCACGATTATGCGTATCGCAAAGAACTCTTGAAAGGAGAATAAGGAACATTAAAAATAAAATTGAAAGGGTGTGCTGTGATTGGAATTAACAGACAAAGAGTTGTTGAATTATGTACTGGAGAATGGTATCATCTCTCGTGACGATGTTCAAAAACAAATTGAAATGAACGAAAGGAAAAAATATTTAAAAGCACACAATAATGAAATCTGGCAAGGAAAGGATAAGAAGTGGTATACATACTTGCCAGACGAAAGCACATCAAGCGGCAGAAAGCTGCTAAAGCGTTCAACACAAGAGTCTCTTGAAGATGGAATTGTGGAACACTACAAAAAACTCGCTAACGAACCTTTAGTTAAGACTGTATTCAAGGAATGGGTAGACCAAAAACTTGAATATCACGAAATCAAGAAGCAATCATATGATAAGTATACTGATAACTTTGCCAGATTTTTCACTAATGAAGCATATCACATGGCAGATAAGAAAATCAAGTACATTACAGAAGATGACTTAGAATGCTTTATTAAGACTGTTATTGCCGAATGTAAGCTTACACATAAGGCATATTCTGATATGCGAATCCTTATTAATGGCATTTTTAAATATGCCAAGAAAAAGGGGTATACCAATCTAAGTATCACACAATTTATGGGAGACTTGGATTTATCACGCAGAGCTTTTACTAAAAATGTGAAAAAGAAAGAGGAACAGGTGTATTTCGAGGACGAAATTCCAAGAATCACAGAATATTTATGGCAACGATATGATATAAGGAGCTTGGGATTATTACTTATGTTTGAGTGTGGAATGAGAGCTGGTGAGTTATCATCACTTAAGTTTTCTGATATTCACAACACTGTACTGAAAGATGGAACTATTAAACATTATATTTCTATACAAAGAACAGAAATTAAGGTCAGAGATGAAAATGGGAAATGGGCTAAGATAGTAAGCAACTATCCTAAATCTGACGCAGGATTAAGAGATATAATTATTCCAGATAAAGCTGTAAATACTGTTAAGGCAATTCGAAGATTAAATCCTTTTGGAACTTATATGTTTGAAGAAAAGGGGGAACGCATAAAGGAACAAGCATTTAACAGAAAGCTGCATAAGATATGCAAGGCACTGGATATTAATTATCGTTCCACACACAAAGTCCGCCGGGCATACAGTGTTGCATTGTATGATAATTGCGTGAGTGACACTGTTATAACAGAAATGATGGGGCATACAAGCATTGAGACAACAAGAAAATATTACATTTACAGTAATAAGACTGATAGAACTAAGATTGAGCAAGTTAATAATGCTATCAATTATTAGGATTTTGATTACAAAGTAATCAAAGTAATCAAGGCACAAAGTCAGAAACCCAGTAATAGAGCGGAATAAGGGAGCGGTCAATGCAGTTCGATTCTCTCATCCCCTGCTATTTTTTCAAGGAGAAGAAACACTGCAAACCCGCATAAACACTGAATGAAAGGAGATTTTTTGAACATCGTCTTTTTGCAGAAAAATAAAGGGGTAATCAAGAAAGTAATCATAGAAGTTTAGCAAACGCCGTAATGGCGTTATTTTTTTGCTTATTTTTGGCGGATAACTGTCGGAAACATGACGGTTAATCCGTCTTTTTTTATGCCAAAATATAATCAGAAAGAGAGGTAGTGCGAATGTTTTCTGATGAAGTTAGAGAAAAAATCTTGAGTAAAGAAGAATTGCAGAAACTTGACTTAGTAACATTATCTCTTGCTATCCACGCAATCGAGGAAGTTTTAGAGGAGGCAGACAATGAACAATCCTTATCAAGCAATGCCTATGATGAATAATTCTTATATGCAATCTCAAAATCCATATATGGATAGAATGAACTTTTTACAAAATTATCAGCAGAGCTTACAACAGCCAGTGGCAGGGACACAAATGTCCTTAGCAAATCAACAACCTATGCCACAGCAGATAGTAGGCATTAACGGAAGAATAGTACAGGCGGTTGAAAATATTAACGCTAATGAAGTGCCTATGGATGGCTCAATGGCTTTTTTCCCTAAGCAGGATATGTCAGAGATTTATGTTAAGGGTTGGAATGCTGACGGAACAATTAGAACAATTGTGTATAAGCCTTATACAGCCCCAAAAGATAATCAGACAGTAAATTCTATGTCTAACGCAGAAAACGCTAAATTTACCCTATCAGACGAAAGCACACAGCTATTCTTAAATAAGTTTGAAGAGTTATCGGAGAAAATAGGACAGTTGGAAGATAGATTTGATAAATCTTTAGGAACACAGAGAAAAACTTCAAAAACTCAAAGTAAAGGCGGTGATGAAGAATGAACCCAATTAACATTTTTCAGATGATGAAAGCTGGCCCGCAACAGTTTATACAACAGATGATGGGGAATAATCAGATTATGAGCAATCCTATGATGAAAAACACTATGCAGATGGCACAACAGGGCAATATGCAAGGCATAGAGCAGATGGCTAGAAATTTATGCAAAGAAAAGGGGTTAAATGCAGATGATGTATTTAATCAGATAAAAAGCAGATTTGGTAATTAGCAGCATATTAGATGTCTTTGCAAACTACCTAGGTGACATCTTTATGAATATATTTTTAGGAGGTAACAATATGTTTTCAAACTCAAATTGTGCCAGCGTACCATTAGTCGCTAATATTGACGGCAACGGCAATAACGGCGGATGGGCTGACGGTGGATGGCTTTGGATAATCGTTGTATTCGCATTACTCTTTGGATGGGGCAATGGTGGATTTGGCGGATTTGGCGGTAATAATGGCGGTGGCTATGTTGCGACAGCGGCTACACAAGCTGATATTCAGAGAGGATTTGATAATTCAGCAGTTATCAGCAAGTTAGACGGCATTTCCAACGGGCTTTGTGATGGCTTTTATGCCATGAATAACAGTATGCTTACCGGCTTTAATGGTATTAACACAAATATCATGCAGACAGGCTATGGCATACAGCAGGCTATTAACGCTGATACAGTCGCTAATATGCAGAATACCAACGCTTTACAGGCGCAGCTTGCTAACTGTTGCTGCGAGACAAGGGAAGCCATTCAGGGTGTAAACTACAACATGGCAACTAACACTTGTGCTTTACAGAACACAATGAACAATAACACAAGAGATATTATTGACAGCCAGCAGGCAGGAACGAGGGCTATTCTTGATTACTTATGTACAAAGGAAAATGCAGATTTGAGAGATAAGGTGCAGAGACTTGAACTTTCTGCTTCACAGGATAGACAGAATGCACTTCTTACTACTGCAATGACAGCACAGACACAGCAGATTGTCAACTCTGTAAATCCTACAGCCATTCCAGCCTATGTTGTGCCTAATCCTAATGCTTATGCATATGGATGCGGATGTAACACAGGATGTGGCTGCTAAAACTAAATAATTGAGTATCTTAATTGAGTTTAACTCGATTATGTCTGCTAAGCAGTATTACTTATAATCAAAGGGCAGGCTATAATGTTTGCCCTTATTTTTTTTGAAAGAGAGGTAAAGATAATGGAAATAACAGGAATTGCATTACAAACAGTCGCCGCCGGAGAAGATGTTGCATTTACAGAAACACCGGTATGCGGTAGCAAATGTATAGTCCACAGACAGGGAAGCGGAATTATCAAGTTAAGAGGTATTACAAATCAGTGCAAGGCAAGATTTTTAGTATCTTATAGCGGAAACATTCAGATACCTACAGGTGGTACAGTTGAAGCTATATCACTTGCCATTGCAGTAGACGGAGAACCTTTACAGTCAACAAGAATGATTGTAACGCCAGCCACAGTTGAGAATTTATTTAACGTATCGGCACAGGCATATATTGATGTACCTTGTGGCTGTTGCAGTACAGTAGCGGTGCAGAATACATCAGCACAGGCTATTGAAGTACAGAACAGTAATTTGATTGCAGTAAGGGAGGCTTGATATTATGCATAAATGGGCTAAACAGATTATGGAATGTGTCAAGGCTAAGGTTGAAGCAATCGGATTAGATAGCTTTGAGGGGCAGAACCTTGACGATTTAAAGGACTTTACAGAAATAGCGAAGAACATAGCTTGTTTTGACAAAGATTACAGAATTGTTGAAGCTATGGAAAAGTCAGAAGATAATGAAGATATTATGCGTATGCTTGAACAGTACGAAGATTATCCGGACAGAAGATATTATGACCACTACCGCTATGCAAATGGCAGATTTGCCCCAAAAGGCAAAGGAACATACCGCAGAGGATATGAAGAACCGCCTTATATGCACATGTACCCAGAATCAGAGCATATGAGAGATATGGATAGGGATTATGGCAAGATGTACTATACAGAGCCAATGAACGAAAGCGGCTATGACAGGGCAAAGAGAAACTACACAGAGACTAAGGAAATGCACAAGAATAACACGCCAGAAGATAAGGAGCACAAGATGAAGTCACTTGACAGCTATACTAAGGAACTCGCAAGCGATATCACAGGTATGGTGACTGATATGTCGGCAGAGGAGAAGAACTTACTTAGAACAAAGTTAAGTACTCTTGTATCTAAGATATGATTCTAAAGGCTATGGGTAGCAATATTCATAGCCTGTTTTTGCACATTGATAACTGAATATTGGCTAGTGAAAAAATATTTTAAAATAATGCTTGACAATAAGGTGTGACATAAATATAATAAAGGTGTGACAAGAAAGGAAGTGATGTTTATGTCACCAGCAGGCAGACCTAAAGCTGATAATCCGAAGTCAAGTAGATTTAGTATCAGACTTGATGAAGAAACAGAAAGAAAGCTGAAAATCTATTGTGAACAGCACGATATCACAAAAGGTGAAGCTATCAGAAGAGGAATACATCTGCTTTTAGCTAAAGAAAAAGAGTAGTTGTAACCAAGCACGATAAACAACTACTCTTGCCAATTCCACAGGGAACATAAATATATTACTATGTTTCTAATGGGATTGCAAGCAGACAATATAGAGATTGTAACAAAAAATAAAATACAAATAAAATAACCAAAAGCACGATAAAAAATAGATAGCGATTATACAAAAGATGAAACAATCTCTGTATTACAGCTTTATTCACAGGAGGAAATATTATGACAGCACCAATGAGTTTCAAATCAATTATGATTCCAGAATGGCAATATGACAAAATGGTTAAATCATATGATGAAGCGGTGAATAAAATCCGTGAGCTTGAAGAGGAGTTAGCAAAGTATAAGAAATGCACTAGCTTATAGAGTTATTCCTCTATGATGATTTAACAGCATTCTGGGCATAATAATAATCATCAACAGTTGGAGGAATAAACAATGTTATTAGAAACTATAAGTAATACACAGGATATGAACTACAAGACACCCATTGAGGTTGAATTAGGAATTGATGATAAGGGAATGACAACAGCAAGAAAATTGTATCAGTTTTTAGAACTTGCGCCACAGAATTACTCAAGGTGGGTTAAGTCAAACATTATTGACAATGAATTTGCCGCAGAAAATGAAGATTATTTTTACTCTTCATCAATGAAGAATGAACAAGGGAGAGGCAATTTTGCTGATGATTACAAACTAACAGCACATTTTGCTAAGAAGTTGTCTGTCAAGGGTAACGGAGAAAAAGCGGAACAGGCAAGAGAATATTTTGCAACAGTTGAGGAAAGAGTTAAGCAGAAAGTGATTGACCTTGAACAGCTTGACCCTCAAACAAAGCTGATGAACTTGCTTGTACAGCAAATATCAAGAAATGAGCTTGAACAGAAGCAACTTGCAAAAGAAGTCAGAGAAGTAAAACAGACACAGAATGCTATTGCTGAAACATTCCAAAGAGTAGATGATGTTGAGAACTTCCAGAAATGGGTCAATTCTTGCATTACAAAGATTGCTGAAAGTCCTTACTTTAACAAAGGTGATACCAGAGATAAGAGATATTCGTATGCAAGAAAAGAAAGTTACGAAAGACTAATGCAGAAAAGAAATTGCAGGCTTGATGATAGAGTTCAGAGAGCTGTCGGCAGAGCTTTGGAAGAAAGACCAGACATTAAAAAGTCTGAACTTAAGAAAATCAACAAGCTATATGTAATTGCCAACGATAAAGACCTTAAACCAGCTTATGAGTTGGTAATTAAGGAAATGATGATATGTTATTGTGTAAAGAGTGCATAACAATTAAATACATTAAGCAAACGCCACTAGCCGATATTGGCTAGTGGTTTTTGTTTTATTCAGAAAGGAGCATACAGATGATTTTTAGCATCAATGGCACAATCTGGCAAGTGCAATATAAAAATTCAAATTCGGGCGAATTAAAGCGGTCAGACGGCACAATCAGCTTAGGCGTAACTGATAGAAATACACATACAATTTATCTATCAAATGCCTTGCGTGGATTTATGCAACGCAAAGTGCTGATACACGAAGTGTGCCATGCAATCTGTATGTCCTATGATGTGTATTTGCCAATAGAGCAGGAAGAAATATTGTGCGATTTTGTAGCAACTTATGGCGATGAAGTATTTGACATTGTTGATATGGTGCTTGGAGCAGTTAGGAGAGTGGGATAATGAGTATTGATGAGCTGTTAAAGATAATTCAAAAGACTAATCCGACTATGACAAAAGAATTATTGATATATGAGCTTAGTCAATGCCGGTATTCAAGTAAAGCATTAATTTATACAGAAAGTTGTTGTGTTGACAATAATATTTAAAAATGCTATTATTTAATAGATGTAAACAATTGATAATTAATATATCATTTTACCTTAATAGAACCATAGTGGAAAGTTGCATTGATACATTTTTGTATAGGTGCAACTTATTTTATTTTAGAGGTTTTATTATGAGAGTTGTAAGATTAAAAATGTATCAAGAAATGGCTAGATTCAATAATCCATCAGCGCCAAAAGGTGCAGATTGCTACCCTTTGCCACCATTTAGCACAGTTAATGGGTTTATTCATTCAATGTGTCAATGGAAAAGGTATCATAAATTAGATTATTTTGTTACTGGCAAAGGAATTTATAATACTAAGGTGCAAAAAGAATGGCACGGTGGCTATAATTTCAACAAAATTAGCGATGAAATGCTTAAGCGTTGGGATGTTATAACAGATTATGCAGACGGAAGCCATACCGGCTGGGTTAGTACAGTTAAATATCATCTAATGCTAGTTGATTTATATACAACTATATACATCAAAGCTGATGATAGTGACATAGATGATATATACCATGCTTTACTAAATCCGCCGGTATATCCATCATTGGGCGAATATGGTGATTTGTGCAAGATTGAAGCAGTAGATATTATAGAGCTCAAGGAGCTTGATAAATGTGTAACAGCTCCACTTGCTATGCAATCTTATATTCCTGTTAATAAAGGCAATTTTGCAGGAACTATCTATAGAATTAATAACAAATACGAAATTATTAAGGGTCTTAGGCGATTTCAGAAAGTTCCTTGTTACTTAGTGGATAAAGGACAGGAAGTTGTTAGTAATCTTTTTGATGACGATAAACCGATTATTTTTATAGATTAATTTAAACCCCACGGAATATAATGCAACTTTTTTGCTACCTCCGTGGGGTTCTCTTTTATATTCGCAATTTCGATTTTGACAATTTTTTAAATCCGTTTCGGATTTCGTTCAAATCCTACTTAAAAAATTGAAAAAATTTTTTAAAAATTTTAAATGCGCCGTTTCAAATACCCCCGTCATATGCAATTTTGAAATCCAAAAATCGGTTACATAGAATTTCAATTTTTGCTCCCGATTTCGTTCAGATTTGACCTGAAAAATTGATGAAAAACTTCAACAGATTAAAGCGCATTATATAAACTTGACCGGCTGCGGTTCGTGCTTGTTTTGACTTTGTGGCTTTGTGATTTGCCCTGCACGGTGGTTTTATTGTGCTGATGTAGACACTTATAAGCCTACAAAATAAAACAGCCTTAAAACGCTTTTAAATTCAATGCAAGGCAATTTGTTTTTGATTTATTTTTTGCTAAACGCATTATTTTTATTTGGCATCTCTTCGATAATATCGGAATATCTGTTATATATATCGTTTTCTGCTTCTTGCCTGGCTTTAATAGCACTATCTTTAGTCACAAAATATCCTAAATGATGATTTACGCCATTGAAGTATATTCTAGCTTGCCATTTTTGTTTATCTCCGCGCCAATAAACACCAGGGCAACCACTCGTATTTCTTGTGGTTTTCTTTCCTAAGTGTACAAGACTCTCTGCTTTAACATTGCTATTTGGTATGTAGTCCTCTGTAAGACAGCCACAAGAATATCTTTTCTTTAAATGGGAAATAGGCAAGGTTATTATATTCCCACATTTACATTTACAAATATATTGCGTTCTGCCATCTTTACCGATTTCTGTATCAATAACCTTAAGTAAACCGAATTTATCGCCAATTTTTACGCACCCTTTACCGAGATGTTTTTCTTTTTGGTATTTTTTTTGATAACAACCACAACTTTTTATTTTCTGCGATGTTATCGCGCTTGTTTGTGCATAAAAAATATTGTCGCATTCGCACAGACATTTCCAACGGAGAGCGTTTTTGTTTTTATATTCGATATGTACAGGTTCTAAGACCGTGAAATGTGGAAATTTTTGTTTTGCTAAATTGCATTTTATTTTTCGCATTTTTTCTCCTTGTTGCGTACAAATAAGCAAGGCTTTTTGCCTTGCTTATGATTTAGTACATATTTAAAGAAGCTGATTTTTGATTTCTTCATTGGTAAGCTTTTTCAGATTATCGACATATACACACGCTTCGTTACTATCTTCTAACAGGATCCAGACAACATCACGGCCGTTTCTGCATGTATTTAAAGATATAGTGTCGTCATCTATCCATCTCTGAATATCGTCATCGCTTAAATCGCGATCAAAAAGACTTAGAGCTTCGTCAATTGCTTCTCTTTCCTTACTTGTAACTTCTCTGTCTTCATACCATTTCATGCTTTTATACCTCCATTTTTTAAAAATTAATAAATAAAGATATACTATTTTAATCTACCAAGTAGAAATTAATAATAATATATCATTTATTGCCATAAAAATCAATCATTTATGGCGAAAGCAAGCCGGGGAATCGAACCCCGGGAGTGTCAACCTTGCTATTAAATTGCTTCTTTTTCTTTGCTGATTTCTGCCGCAATTATTCCCTGCTCAAGAAAATAACGCAGTGCGCTATCTCCGAAACGCTGTATATAATATTCTGCAAGCTCCGAAGTGCTAAAAGCGCCTAAGGCTGTGCCAATGTCGCAATAGATGCTTTTATATGTTCTTTGCCTGCTTGCAAGTGCCTTGTCAATCGGATTTTTTGCCTCTTCCTCTTTAACAGCTACAAGTCTATCAGCTCGCATTGTTCTAATATGTTCGTTTCCGCTTTCGTCGGAAACAATAACACATTTAACGCTTTTTCCGCTCTTGGTAGGCTCTACGCTTTTAATTGTGGAAGTGTAACCAAAATTCCAAACTGTAACCATTCCCGGCTTTAATTTTGCCGCCGGAATTGCTTTTTGTGGTGTGTGTATTCCTTGTAATTTAATTGTTCTCATAGTATCAACCATCCTTTCATTGTGCGGTCTGCCATCATCAGAGCCGGGAGACCATTCCGCGGCTGACGCTCCAAACCGGAGCGTTTCGGCTAAAATCTGCAAGGCTTTTCATAGCGAATAATTGCGACTGTTTCGCCTGTGCTTTTAAGAGTTCCCCAGCCGTTCCACATCGGACCATTTAAACCTTTTAGTTTAGGCTGATTATAAAGTTCTTCTCTCTGGCTTTCCGCCATGCGCCCGTTGTTATAGCCATAAATAAGACTTTTAAACTCTGCTGCTGTCTTAATTTCCGTCGGTAAATCGTAAACGCATTTATTACCATTTTCTAATAACCCTATTATCATTCTGTTACCTCCTCAATGTATATTCTTTCTTCTGCTCCTGTTTCGTCATCCTCATAGATTCCATTGAAACCATCAAACCAGCTTTCAGCTCCTCGGCGGCTGTATGTCTCACCGCCTAATAAAATTTTACCGCTTTCTGTTACAAGTCTGTATTGTTTATTCATGTTTGCGTCCTCACTTTCTTTATTTGTATGATTATAATATCACTTTAAAAAGAAATATGCAAGTCTTTTTGTAACTTTTTTAAGAAATATTTTTATTGACTTTTAGAACCTACTATATTATTATAAGAAACAAATAAAACAATATAGAAAGGAGCTATCGCAATGCTTAAATATCGCTTTAATGTTGGGGATGCTCTGGAGCGTGCCGGATTTAACACATACAAAGCCAAAACAAGCGGATTATTGAGCCAAGACACACTAAAGAAGATAAAGAACGAAGACACAAACATAAATGCCAAAAGTATAAACAATCTTTGCTTAATTCTGGATATGCAGCCGAAAGACATCTTTATATATGAAGAGACAGAGGAAGAAAGAGAACTAAAAAAGAAATTGTAAAATATTTTAAAATATCACTTGCAAAAGTGATAAAGAAATGTTATTATAATTACAGAAATTAAGAAAGGACAGCGGAAAGCTGGAAGGTGGAAAGGATGAAAACAATCGAATTATTAAACAAGGCTGTTGAGCTTGGATTTAACAGAGAAAAGGCGCTTGCTGATATAGACGCAAGCCTTGACCAAATAATCGGAGCAGAGAACAGAAAGTCAATCACAGAAGAGGAAATAAGCGAAGAGCTGGCAAGCGATATTTTATTCGGGTTTGAATGCGAAAAAGAAAACAATTAAGAAAGGTTAAAAGGTGGACGATATGAAAGCATATACGATTATTGACAAGAACGAAAGGAACGCACAAAGTGAATGCGTTTTGTACACATTCAAGGAATTGAAAGAGCTTTTTAAGCCAGAGGAGGAAGAGACGGTCGCTAATTGGGAAGAGTGGGAAAAGCTCCAAGATGTAGACGACTTACAAGAGTACTTAATAAAGTCATATGACGGGATGGCGTGCCCATATAGTTTTGAAGCTGTGGAAGTTGAAAGTCTGGAACAGCTCCGGCGAATGAATGAATATTTATATTCTAATGAGTTAAAAGAAGAGCTGTTAAACAATTAATATATAATATATAATATTTAGGCGGTGTATATCTGTTATACATCGCTTTTTTAATGCCTATTGATTAATTATATTCATTGTGTTATTATATTGCTAATAATTAAATATAAGATTTACACCCGATAATATTAATATTGTTATCGGGTTATTTTTATGTTATTAGCGCATATAAAATATAATTAGCTGGAGCAGATCCAGCAGAAAGGGGAACACATGGAGAAAGTACAGGAAGCACCAGAAAGTCAAGAACTTTTTGAAAATGAAATTGATATGTATTTCAAAAGATTTTGCACAGATGAAAACATTGAGGACATGGCAGCGGCTCCGCAATCCCTTTTTTATGCCGCTTTAATTTATGTATATAATAATACTTTTAAGGGTACTAACAGACTAAAATTAAAGGGTAAATTACAGGGATATAATAATAATAATTATAATAATCAATATAGTAATATAAATAATAGTAATTGTAATAGTTATAATTATGAGTACTTAAATTATATAGCAGATTATTATATATATATGTGTTATAAATATAATAAAATATGTACTATATCAGGATATTGTAAATTAACTGGTATAAGAGAAGATGTTATATATAATTGGGGAAGTGAGAGCAGGACGCCGCAACTAAGTACATCGGCAAACAATTTATATCAAAAACTGTCTAAAGATTACGAATCTAGCGGAGAAGCTCGGCTCTGGTCCGGTAAGAACCCAGTCGGACAGCTTGCGGTCATGAATCGCCGTTTCGGTTGGAATCTTCCCGGCGTCAGCAGAGAAAGCACCACAAAGACCATTAAAACAGCCGCAGACCTTCCACAGCTTGGCACATCCAGAGACGCTCAAGGCTCTAATCTTCGTCAAATTGCACAACAAGAAATCATTGTGCAAGATGTACAAGAAAACCCACAAAGCCAGTAAATAAGCGACTTTCAGCCGTTTGGCTCACGATAACATGATTTCGCTAAATTAGACTTTAGCGAAGTGATAAAACAGAACATTTGAGCGATAAAAGTACGATAAAGCCAGTAAATAAGCGGATTGACAATGATTGCGTGATAATTATTTATTGCGCAGTCGCTCCGCTCTGGCTGATTTCATTGTGCATTATTCACAAACGCATGGCGTGGGGGTTATATATCCACGCATTGCGAGCCTAACTAAGTCACTCAAAAAACCCCAAAGATAAAAAGGCTTATTATATATATTTATATATACATAACCAACCAATAATAATTTATTAAACTATATACAATAACCATTATATTTATTAATATATAGCTTTGATAATAACCCATATAATATAATCAATAAATCTACTGTACAAATCTGATAGATAGGTGTATAATAGACACATCTTAATTATTCACAAGATATTCAATAAGCACATCAGAAAACGGCTAATTCAGCCGAGTAAATTCCAAAAAAATTTAAAAAATAAAAAAGAGTTAGGAGTTAGAAATGCAGGGAGCAGAGTATCAGGCTTTGGCTATGCGTACTAACGATAAAAAGTCTACAGATAGGCTTCTGAATAAGATTAATAACTTAAAGATTGGTAATCGCGGTGAAGATACGCCAGAGATTGAATTAGGTGGTGTTCTTAATGCTGCATTAGGTTTATCCGGCGAGGTTGGAGAACTTAACGACATGCTTAAGAAATGGATTTTCCATGAAAAGCAGTTAGATGCCGAACATTTAAAGCGTGAAATCAGCGATGTATGTTGGTACTTAGCTTTGATGTGCGATTCTTTTGAGTTCAGCCTTGATGAAATCATGCAGATTAACATTGATAAGCTGAAAGCAAGATACCCAGAGGGATTTGATACTTACAAAGCTAATCACAGACAGGCAGGTGATGTCTAATGAAATCAAGAAATATAATAAATATGTGCCTTAGTTGTGAAAATAGGCTGAAACTATTCAATCAGCGACCATGTAATGATTGCGTTATAAGTGGTGGGGAAAATAACAATTTTACACCTCTCAAAGATGTTGCACCTAGTGTTAATGAAAAACCGGTAAATGACAATGTTAATCATCCTAGCCATTATGCAACCGGTAAATATGAGTGCATAGATGTTATGCTTGAGATATTTGGTGTTGAAGCTGTAAAGACATTTTGCTTGCTTAATGCTTTTAAGTATAACTACCGCACTGGCAACAAGAATGGCTTGGAGGATATTCAAAAAGCCAAGTGGTACATTGACAAATACATAGAATTGTCAGAATAGCCATATCAATGCCTCATAGCCAAGCGGTAAGGCACCGGACTTTGATTCCGTTAGCGTGGGTTCGAATCCCACTGAGGTAGTTTGTCTTACTTTTATCGTAGACTACCATCAAACTGTTTTGCATTTTACAGGGTAGTCCTCCTTTCATGTACTTTCTTGGAGATTCAGTTAAGGGTGGTGCAAGACCACTCGGAAAGGCTTACCTCATACAGAGGTGTGAAAATCAACTTATCAAGGTTCTTCTCAATATCCCCCAAAATATTATTGCATTTTCCCTTGATAGCCGTTACAGGCGGTATTTTGGATAGTAGTTCAGTTGGGAGTAACGCTTGATTTATTCAAGTAGTCACAGGTTCAAGTCCTGTCTATCCGATTACAACAAACTAGGTTAGCTACCGAAAAGCACTTCCGCTGTGTCTGTTTGTTGTTTTTACCAATTAAGCGGAGTATGTATCACAGGCATACATAAATAATATCAAGCGGAGGTATTCGATTATGGCAACAATTAGAGTGCATAAAACAAAAAATTACACAGTTATGAGTAATACTCATTTAAGAGATAAAAAGTTAAGTTTGAAAGCAAAAGGATTATTGTCCGTAATGCTTTCATTGCCCGATAATTGGGATTATTCAATAGCTGGGTTAGTTGCAATAAGTAAAGAGAATGAAACAGCTGTTAAATCGGCTTTAAATGAGTTAAGGGATAATAATTATGTTGTGGTTACTAAAGAAAACCCAACAAAAAGCAATGGTGGAAGAATAAAGTACACCTATGAGGTTTACGAAGAACCATATAAACAGAAAATAGAAAAACAAGATACAGAAAATCTAGGGGTTGAACACCAACAGGTAGAAAACCACGGACAATTAAATACTAATGAATTAAGTACTGATGAATTAAATATTAATATACAAAATACTAATGAATTAAATACTAAAAGTAATTCTCTTAACAGAGAACAGTGTAATTCTTTTTTACCCAAAGATAAAAAAGCGAAAGAGTTTAAGCCGATAAGCGAATACTCTCAAAGTGATTGGGAAGTTGCCGAGGAAAGAATGATAAGTAGAGCTGGTAAGATAGCTTATGATTGGACTAATGATAAAACACTCAAAGAAAATGTAGAAGCATTCTTTAAATACTTTTTAGATAAACACGGAGAATGTACTGGAGAATACCACTACCCATTAACAGATAAGGTTTTATCAAGAGTAGTAGATAATTTAACAAAAGAAACCGACATAGAGCGTGACGGATATACAGATACCTATTACGCAGCTATAAGTGATATGGACGATAATACAGACTACAAGATGTTGGTTGATGAATATTTCAATACAAAGTTTTCGGCAAAATGTGATTATAGCTTAGTTCATTTTTCTTCGGAGAATGTTTTAATCAACATTATGAACCACACTTGTAAGAGCAGTTGGTGCGAAAGTAAAGAATGGTAGGAGGTATTCATTATGAGTTCATATAAAGATTTACAGGCTAAGATTTTTGAAAGAGATAATTATACTTGCAGATATTGCGGAAAGAGTAGCAGAGAATACAGGGCGTTGGTAATGTCACATATAAGAACAGCTTCAATGTGCGGCGATGATAGAGAGAGCAATTTAATTACATTGTGCAGACATTGTTACAATCACATTTCTAACAATGAGATTAGGGCAAAGTTTGAAACAAAAGAAAATGCTGATTATTTTTGGGGATTATACCACGAAAAAGTCAAAGAATATTGTTATTATACAAACTACATCAAAAAGGTATTTACTGAAAATGGTGTGCTTATGACAAGACCGCAGATTGATAAATATGTCAGTATATTTGTTAAAAATGATGATGATTTTAACGCTTTCAAAGCAGAACTTCAAAATACAGGTTATAAGAATATGCCATCTAAAATGCGTAGTGATGTAAGAAAATATAATCATCAAGTTGAAAATCAAAGTAAGGAGTGATTATTATGGCAGCAGGCGTACACCCACTAAACAAAGATAAGTTCTATGAAGCAATTAACTTATACATATCGGGGCAGGCTTCACAAGTAAAGGCGGCGAAAGTAGCAGGTTGTAGCGTACCGACATTTAAGAAATACGCTAACAAGATTTATGGCGGCGAAGAATTACCAGATAATTTATGGGGGAAGAATGATGATTAAGAGAATTGTTAATCGTTGGATAAGACACAAGACAAAGAATCTGACAGAAATACCACTTTTTACAATGACATTTGATTATCGCAAATATAAGACACAGGGCAAGAAAGACAGTTGCACAATGCATTGTCACCCAGATATTGTACAAGATGAATTTGTAAAGAGCAAATTACAGGAAGTTGTTGACTATATCAGAGATAACTATGATTTGGATATATTTACGAAGATTTGAGGTGATATGATATGTGTAAATTTTGCGAAGAAAAATTCCCCATCATAACACATTATGGCAAATTTAAGATTGATAAGTTGTCAAATAAACCTGTAATTACATGCGACTTGAATAAATGTCCGTCCTTTGCGGTGTGTAGCAGTAAAGATATGAATGTTGAAATGGTAATGAAAATAGATTATTGCCCTATCTGCGGTAGAAAGTTGGTGGAAGAATGAAACATCAAAAAGAATGGCACACTTGCGACAGGTGCGGAAAAGAAATAATACCTAAACTTTGGAAAGAAGTTAAATTTAAACCAATCGCAAGTTGCGGAGATATAATTCCTATTTTTGGAGATAATGATATGTGCCTTGAAATCAAGAATGTTCGCAGATATGAATTTCTTGAAAGAACATATGAATTATGTCCTAAGTGCAGGAAAGATTTTGAGAGGTTTATGAGGAATGAATGACATTGACAATCCTTTATCAGCGTATCAACCACCATCTAAAGAAGCAATGATAAATTTTGACATAGATATCTCGAAAGAAGCGGTAGAAAAATACGCTTTGGAAAAGTTTGGCAGACTGCCGCAAAGTCACATCGAAATGACTTTTGCTAGAGATTCTAAGATAATTGAGGAAACAAGGAGGTTTATAAGGAATGAGTAGTGCTTTTACGATTATGCTTTTTATTGTGATTATAGTAGTTGTGGCACTTGTGATATCTATATGCATTGCAGGAACAGTGTTTTTACTTGAAGAAACAGGGATACTTGATATATTCAGAGAGATTGTTCATAAAAAGAAATGCCAACCGATAGAAAAATTCAATACATGCGATACAAACTCTGATTGCGAACTAGAGCCTATGAAATGCAGTTTTGCGGTTGAATACTCCACATGGGAAGAAGCTAATAATGGAACACGCAAATTTATGTGTGGTCGTGATAAATGCAAATATCAGAAATAAGAGGGCAAATATGAAAGCAATCAAAAAATTAGAAATTGACAGGACGGAATCGCCAGTGAAGATTTACATTGATGGAGAAAGACTTGATTTGTCAAATGTTGTAAGTATGAACATAGTGCTTGATGTGGACAAGATGACGGTTCATATAGTCAAAAATGAAGTAATGGTTTTTGGCGATAAATAAATATATTACCGGCTAACAAATAGAGTTAGTCGCTACCCTAGAAAAATTATAGGCAGAGGTCTTAAGCACCTTTGCTGAAAAGTGGAGGTGCTTTTCTTATGGCTAGTCAGAGCCTTATTTCTACAATCAATGGATATGAAAATTACATAGAGAAAAATGGAATAGATGAACAGGTAATTAATGCCTATGTAGACGCTTGTAGTGTAGCCATAAACGGCGAGAAAGATATCGAGTATGGACTACAACTCACTAAGAGAGCAAAAGAGCTTATAGAGGAATTCTGCATGGCTAAAACAGGTGGAACGATATGGGATTTAGAGAAGTATGCGTTTGCAAATAAAACGGAATATGAGCTGATTAATTGGTTTTACGATATTTTATTGATTGAAGCACAAAACAAAGTTGTTGATAGCGGATTTAGGTATCTTGAAAAGAAAAGAGAGCCTAAAGAACGATTTTATATGCCACGCCGCAAACAATTCTCAAAAATGGGGTTAATAGAAGCCTTGCAGGGCATGATTGATGATAAATACGATATATTGTGTGTGTCATTAATACCTGGAGCGGGAAAGACAACTATCGAAAAGATGTTTAACGCTTTAGTAGCTGGCTGGTTTCCTAATGATTTTTGTCTTTTCTATTCCCATTCCGGCGACATTACACGAATGTACTATGATGGCGTATACGATATTGTCACCAACGCTGATGAATATGCGTGGAATGAAATCTTTCCTAATCTTACAGTTACAAGCACTAACGCAAAGTTAGAGCAGTTCAACATAGGCAAATATAAGCCATTTCCAAGCGTACAATGTACATCTGTTGGCAGTAAAAATGCTGGTAAGGTTCGTGCAAGTAAATTTTTGCTTGTGGATGATATGATAGGTGGCATTGAAGAAGCACTTAATCCTATGGTACTTGATAAGCTGTGGGATAAATATGCGGTAGACGCTAGACAAAGAAAAATCCAAGATACAGACGGACATAATTGCAAGGAGATACATATTGCTACACGCTGGAGCGTACATGATGTTATCGGAAGAATACAGAATATGTACGCAGGTAATAAAAGAGTTAAGACTATTGCTGTGCCAGATGTAGACCCAGTAACAGGTGAGAGTAATTTTGATTATGAGTATAGCGGGTTCACAAAAGAGTTTTTTGCTGACCAACAGCTTTTAATGGATGAAATCTCTTACAAATGCTTATACAAACAGGAGCCTATCGAGCGTGAGGGATTACTATTTCCAGATGATAAAATCCGCAGATACCTTAATCTGCCACACGGAGAACCGGAAATTATTACAGCACAATGCGATACTAAGGGCAAAGGTACGGATTACTTTGTACTACCGGTATTGCAAAAACACGGAGAAGATTATTACTGCATTGACTGTGTATGTGATAACACAGCAGATTACGAAGAACAATACAGAAATGCCGCAGGAGTGCTTGTGAATAATAAAGTACAAGAGTGTGAATTTGAGCGTAATGCTGGCGGTGATAGAGTGGCAATGGAAGTCAATAAAAGAGTTGAGAGTGTAGGCTGGATATGTAACATCACCGATACACCAACCGAAACGAATAAGGAAGCAAGAATATTTCAATGTTCTAACTGGATATTACAACATGTCATCTTTAAAGACTCATCACTTTACAAGCCTAATGAGCCATATGGAGTAATGATGTCACTATTAAAGCAGTATTCAGTATCGGGTAAGAAACAATTAGATGATGTTCCAGATGTTTTCTCGAACTTTGCATTAAGAATGACACAAGGTAATAGAACAGCTAAAGTTGAAGCTGCTATAAATCCATTTAGGAGGTATTAATCCACTATGACAACTAAGGATTATCTGAATCAGATAAGTTATTACAATAAGATAATTGATAATAAATTGATAGAAATAACACAGTATAAAGAATTATCATACAGCATATCAGCGGTTGTTAATGAAGAAAGAGTTATGTCATCATCGGATCCAGACAAAACAGGCTGCGGATATGTCAGACTTGAACAAATGGAAGAAAGCCTTGACAAACTTATAGATAAATACATTGATGTAAAGAACAAAATAATAGAGCAGATAGAGCAGATAAACAACGAAGATTATTACACAGTATTGTTTCTAAGATATGTCAGAAAGTTTACATTTGAAAAAATTGCAAATGAAACAGGCTGGTGTTGGAGACAGGTACACAGAATACACGCTAAAGCACTACAAGCCTTTGAAGATAAATATGGGAGTGAATATCTGTAAAAGATGTCATAGAATGTCACATTGCCAGTGTGGTATAGTATATCTGTAAGAAGCCACAAAGATGTTTCTTCATAAACACATCCTTATCGGAAGCACCGTTGCTTAATTGCGGCGGTGCTTTTGTTATGCAATGAGGTAGAAATATGAATTTTTATATGAATAAAAATAAATCAATAATGTGCCCGAATTGCCACAAATTCTTAACTAAGGCAGACAGCAAAGACCCACGGACACATAAATTAGCGTGCAAGCATTGCCACAAATGGATATGGTATGTGCCTAACGATGATGATGATTTTCAGATTAAGGAAATACCACAAAGCAGAAGTTCAAGTGGTATGACATTTTATTAGGAGCAGGATATGAACACAATGTATTTTCAAGACCTTGTTAGAGGCTGTTATGGTAGAAAAATTGCATACACGAATGTAGATACAATAACTGCTAACAATGTTGTTAAGGTTATTGGAGATACAATCGGAGTATTTTATTGGAATAAACCAGTTATTAAGTATCTGTGGAATTACTACAAGGGCGACCAGCCTGTTTTATACAGAACCAAGCTGTCTAACGAAGACATCATTAATAAAATTGTCGAGAATCACGCCTATGAATGGGTTCAATTTAAGGTAGGACAAAGCTATGGCGAGCCAATTCAATTTATTAGCCGCAAAGATGATGAAACTATCAATAAAGCGGTTGATACACTTAATGATTTTATGGCGGATGCCAATAAGCAGGAAAAAGATATTAAAGCTGGAGAGTGGCAATCTGCAACAGGCACATCATTCAAAGCGGTTCAACCAAAAAATGGAGATGTACCATTCAGAATTGTGGCACCCACGCCTCTTAATACTTATGCTATTTATAATGAGAGCACTGAAGAACAGATACTTGTCGTGCAAGAGCTTAAAGACGAGGATGGAAACTGGTATAAAATGGCTTTTTCCGACACAATGTCTTTTAGAATTGTTGACAGCAAAGTAGTTGAAGCAAAACTACATACATATGGCGAAATCCCTATTGTAGAATTTCCGAATAATCATGAAAGACTTTCTGACATTGAACTTATTATAGGTATGCTTGATGCAACCAATAATATGCAGTCCAACAGAATGGATAGCATACAGCAATTTGTTGAATATTGGGTTAAGTTCGTGAATTGCGAAGTGGACGAAGAGACTTTTAAGAAAATGAAAGAAAATCATGCGTTAGTTGTTAAGTCAATGAATAAAGATAACAAGTCTGATGTTGATATTATGACACAAGAGCTTAATCAAACGCAAAGCCAAGTGGCTAAAGAGGATTTTATAGACAATGCTTTATCTATATTAGCTATTCCAAACAAACAAGGCAATACAGGTGGAGACACGCAGGGAGCAGTTGAGCTTAGAAATGGGTGGGATTTCTCAAAATCAAGAGCAAAATTAAAAGACCCTCTTATCAAATCATGTGAAAAGCGTCTGGCTGTAGTGGTTCTTAACATCTTGAGACTTGCAGGAGAAGACTTAAAACTATCGGTTAGAGATTTTGATGTGCAGATAAATCACAGTCCACAGGATAATATGTATACCAAGGCGCAGACGCTTACAGTGTTGCTTCAAAGCGGCATACACCCACTTATAGCAATTAAGACAGTTGGTTTATGGGGAGATGCAGAAAAGACATTCCTTTTATCAAAACCATATCTTGATAATATATACAAGACTATTGATGATGTGGAAGCACAAGAACAAAAAGCACAAGAGATAGTTAATCAATTTAATAATAATCAGCAAAATAAGGCAGTTATCGAATAATCGGTAGCTGCTTTTATTTTATACATTTTGCAGCTATGCGGTAAATAGCAGAAGAACACAGCAGGAGCGACCTGCGGTAACAAAAGCGTGTGTTTAACGGAGGTAATTATGACAAGAGAAGATGTATTAAAACTTTTCCCAGAGGCAACAGACGAACAGATTACCAATCTTCTTAATCAGAACAATTCAGAAGTTGCAAAGGAAAAGAACAAGGTAAGCCAGTACAAGGCTAAAGCTGACACAGCAGACGACTTACAGAAACAGCTTGATGAAATACAGGCTGGCAATCTGACAGAGCTCGAAAAGGCAAATAAAGCCTTAGAGACAGCTAATCAGCAGATAGCGGATTTACAGAAATCTAACGCTATCAGAGACCAGAGGGAAGCAGCTATGACTAATTTTAAGATTACTGCTGAACAGGCAAAGACAGTTGTTAAAGATGATGGAAGCCTTGATTACACCGAACTTGGCAAGATTATGTCCGAAAAAGAAACGGCTGCGGCACAGGCTAAGGAACAGGAGATTGCTAAAAACCAAGATATTCCGGGCGGCGGCAGTAATAAAGGTGGTGCAGACAATAAGACAAATGCTGAAAAGATAGCAGAAAGCCTTATATCTAATGCACCTAAGAACAATGACGTTTTATCACATTACATTCAGTAATAACAGGAGGTAAGAAATGGCAAAGGAAATGAATATGCAGTATGAAAAGACTTCATACGCAGGAGATGTTCAGATTTTAAAGAGAGAGCCTAACGAAGCAATCCCACTGACACTTGATTTTGATGGCGTAACAACTACAAACGCACAGGGCAAGAAGATTGTTAAAGCTGGTACTCCAATCGGAGCAAATGGCAAGGCTGACAATACAGCTACAGTAGTGGGTATCTTAAGGTTTGATGTAACAGAGGACAGACCGCAGGGAGTACTGCTTAAGAAAGCATATCTTAACACAAAAGTGGCAGAAGCACACTCAGGCGTTACATATGACGCAACAGTTAAGACAGCTCTTCCAATGATTGTATTTGAATAATAGCAGGAGGTAAACAGATGTTAATTAATGAAGTATTAGACAGTAAGTCTATTGCATTATCGGCAACAGAAAACGCTAGCAACCAGATACCTTATCTTGGTTTACAGTGGTTTCCTGAAAGAAAGAAACAGGGGCTTGATTTAAGCTGGATTAAGACACACAAAGGACTTCCAGTATCGCTTGCACCATCCAACTTTGACACAATCCCAACCCTTAGAGCTAGAGAGGGATTAAGCAAAGAAAAAACACAGATGGCATTTTTCCGTGAGGGAATGACAATTGGTGAAGAAGAAATGCTTGAAATCGAGCGTATTCAGTCAGCAGACGACCCTTACCTTGCAAGTGCTTTGGCAAGCGTATATGACGATACTAATAATCTTGTAAGTGGCGCAGAGGTTGTTCCAGAGCGTATGAGAATGTCACTTCTTGCTACAAATGCGGGTCACCCAGTAATTGCCATTGTGAGCGATGGCGTTCAGTATGCTTACGATTATGACAAGGATGGTTCATACGCAAAAGACCATTACGCAAAGTTATCCGGCACAAGTATGTGGAGCGATACAACTAATTCAAAGCCACTTACAGACCTTAACAACGCAAGAAAGAAGTTAAAGAAGCAGGGCAAGGTTGCTAAATATGTGCTTATGAATAGCAATACATTCCAGTATTTGCTTGATAATGCACAGATAAGAAACTCAATCCTCGCACAGAACCTTACAGCAACTATCGAGGTTGATGATGATACCGTTATTTCAGTAGTGCAGAAGAGAACAAAGCTCACTATCGTGCTTTACGATAAGATGTACATTGACGATGATGGCAAGGAACAGTACTTCTATCCAGATAACAAGGTTACACTTCTTCCAGAAGGTAGTCTTGGTAATACTTGGTTCGGAACTACACCGGAAGAAAGAACTGCAAGACAGGTAGCTGATGTAGATGTAACAGTATATGGTGTAGGTATTACAGTCGCTACAAAGACAGAGTACGGACCACCTATGAAGATGTCAACATTTGCTTCCGAGGTTGTACTTCCATCATATGAAAATATGGATAGCACATTCGTATATGAGGTTCATAGCGAAGAGTAGGAGGTACAACTATGAAATATCCATATATAGTGATTCATAACGGAAAATGGTATAACGCAGGCGAAGAAGTTCCAGAAAATAACAATTCTGGGGCTTCTTTTGAGTATAGCAAGACAACCATTAAGCGTATGCCAACAGCAGACTTACAGACACTTGCCTTAGAACAAGGCATTGAAAACGCAATGGAGCTTACAGGAGCAGAACTTAAAGAACTGTTAATTGAGAAATTAGGGTTATAGGAGCTGAAATTATGGAATACACCGCATTGGAGCAAACTAAAATCAGACTTAAACAATTTCATATTGATACAGTCACAAATGATGATGAAACAACATCTGATGTGGTAGTGTTCGATAACAAAGAAGATAATCCAATAATCGAACAGCTTATCAAGCAGGCTACAGAAGATGTAAAGGCAAGAAGAAATTACCCCGACAGCTACACAAATGAAATGATAACCGAGGACTTGAAGAAATTTGAGAGTGTTATTGTTAATCTGGCTGTGTATGACCATTCACAAGCTGGTGAGAACTACATGGCGAGTATGAATGAGGGCGGTGTCAACAGAACTTGGAGAGATAGAGACAGCTTATTTGTTGGGGTATTTCCTTTTGCTAAGGTTTTATAGAAGATTGTGCGTTACCAATACGGTAGCAGGCGGCACACATTAAGGGTGGTGGGCGGTGTGCCATTATTAATTATGAAAGGCGGTATATCAATGCCAATAGCAGTAATTATAAGCATTATTTCAGTTGCTTTTTCCGTCTTTTTCGGACTGTTTACGTTGGGATTTAATCTTAAGAACAACAAAAAGTCTGACAATGCAGAACTTACAGAGCGTGTAAAAGAAAATACACGCATAAATATGAAACTTGACACAATATCAAGCAACACAACAGAGATAAAGAATGAAGTTACAGAAATGAGAAAAGAACTTAATTCTCACGATAACAGGATTATTAAGGTTGAGGAAAGTGTAAAGTCGGCACACCACCGAATAGACGGATTGGAAGCACGACTTAATGAAGATAAGGAGGTATAGCAGAATGGATATAACATCGGTAACAACAGTTGTAGCAATCGTTGTAATTACATATCTGATAGGCTTAGGAGTTAAAGCAATCCCACACATTAAGGATAATTACATTCCTATAATCGTAGGCGTTGCAGGCGGTATCTTAGGCGTTATAGGTATGTATGTAATACCGGACTTTCCGGCAAATGATATTCTTAATGCAATCGCAGTAGGAATTGTGTCCGGACTATCAAGCACAGGTGTTAATCAGATTTATAAGCAGGTAAAGAACAATGCTTGACATTAATAAGCAGGCTATGAAGTATTCACTTCAAGGGCAGACAGTAACTATTTATGAAAGAGATGATGACGGCAATATCCTTTATGAGGGATATACCGACACAGAGGGTAACTTCATTCCTTATCTTGATGATGAGGGAAATAAGATACCCAAAGTCCTTGAAGAAAAAACAGGTTTTTCAGAGCCGGTCGATTTCAAAGCAAACATATCATTCAGCGGCGGAGAAGCACAGAGTAAGGAATACGGCTTTGATACGGCTGATTTTGATGCTATTTTGCTGACGGATAGGAATATGTTACCTATCCAAAAAGGCGACCTTATATGGCTTAATAGCAAGCCTACATACACATCTGACAGCCTTGTTAATGAAACATCGGCAGACTTTACCATTGTAGGCATTAAACCAGCATTATATTCAACTAAGTATATGCTTAAAGCAGTTGTAAAGTAGGTGAATAATGAAAGATACAATAATCAATGTATTAGGAACTGAATATTTTATACATTATAGAAACGAAGAAGATGATTCGTTGCTTAGCGGAAAATGCAGAGATGGATACACTGATAATTCAACACATGAGATTGTAATTTGTAACAAAAAAGAAGATTGTGAGTTGCAAGATTATGAGAATTACAAGAAAAGTATTCTTAGGCATGAAATCATTCACGCATTTTTATACGAAAGCGGTTTAGATAGTTCGTCATATTCTTATAGTGCATGGGCTATCAACGAAGAAATGGTTGATTGGTTTGCAATTCAATCGCCTAAAATATTTAAAGTTTTTGTGGACTTAAAATTGCTATAAGGCGGTGCATTATGGCAAGACATACAATTAATATATCCTTGTCTGAAAAGTCCATAAATGAAGCTATCAGACAGCTACAACAGTATAAGCAGAGTTTACAGTATAAATGCGAATTGCTTGTTGAACGATTAGCAGAATTAGGCGACAAAACGGCAATTATGAGTGTTAATGAAAGCCCATTAGGTAGGACAGTAACATTGAGAGTTGACAGAAAGCCTATTCAAGATGGCTACCAAGCTATTTTAATTGCTACCGGTAAAACTGTTGAGGTAGAAGATAGAGAGCCATTTTACACGCTATTAGCAATTGAGTTTGGAGCTGGTGTTTATTACAACAGCGGTAACGAGAATCCGAAAGCTAATGATTTTGGCTTAGGTGTAGGAACATACCCAGGGCAGATACACGCATTTGAAGATGGCTGGTACTACTTAGGCAATGATAATCAATGGCACTACACACACGGCGTTAAAGCTACAATGCCTATGTATAATGCCACAATGGAGATTATTAATCAGTATAAGCAGATAGCAAGAGAGGTGTTTAGTTAATGGCAAATGCAAACGATTGGGCGATAGACCTTGAAAATACAGTCACAGCACTTGTCAAGGCTAAAACCCTAACACAGCTTAAAAAGAAATATCCAAAGATAGTCATAACAAATGAGGGAGAAAACAGCGGTCAAGCAGTATTCCCAACAGTATACATTCATTTACTGCCAGCAGTAGAACAAGGACAAACACTTGACGGACAGACAATTAACGCATTGTTAGCGACATTTCAAGTAGATGTTACAGCTAATACAAACAAGTCTGACTGTCGCAAGGTTATGGCAGTAATTACAGATACATTCAAGACAATGAGATTTCAAGGCACATCAATGCCAGAGTTCTCAATCAGCAACAAAGTACATAAGAGTACCGCACGATTTAGGCGGTTAATCGGAGCAAATGACAGATTATTGTAACAAAGAGCAGAAATGCTCTTATTTTTTTGCAAATTTTTAGGAGGTAAGAAGATATGGCAGATACAGTAGCAGGATTAAGCGCACTGGGAATCACGTTTAGTTATGGTGTTGAAACTACAGCAGGCACTAAACCAACAGCGTTTAAACTTCTTCATAGAATCAATTCTATTGATGAGATTACAGTAACCCCAGAGGCTATAGATGCATCAGCACTTGAAGATTTACAGACAAGAAACATTGCAGGTAGAGATACAGTTACAGATACAGTTGCGGTAACAGTTAATAAGACAGAAGCTACAATCAAAGAGTGGAAAGACCTTATTACAGAATATAAGGCTTTAACTGATGGAAAGAGAATGTGGTTTCAAGAGATTACTCCGGGTATATCAGATGCGGAGTTCTTTGTTGCACAGCCGCCTTCAAAGTTACCAATTACGGGCAAGGAGCAAAATTCACTTCTTACAATGGCTATCAACCTTATTATTGAGGATATGGTAGGAACAGATACAAAGGTGGAGCCAACATCGGGGGAATGATAAGCCAATCGACTAAATCAAAGGCTGTGTCGATTGGTGGCACAAACGCCAAAACAGCCGACTACACATCATATCTTGATGATGTAACAGAATAATTAATTTAAAAGGCAGGTGCGGTGTAAAATCCGCACCTTTCCCTATATGGACGATAGGGTGGGAAAGGGTAAAAATTATGATGAATATTAATGTAAACGGAAATGAATACAAAGTTGAGTTCTCTTTTGGAGCAGCAGAGTGTAAAGAGATAGTGCAGAAAATGTTTTCTGTCGTTAATGGTTCTTACTTACTTGCACAAACGGATAAAAGCGTTGCACAGGCTTCCTTTGATGGATTAGCAAATATGACAGCAGATGTGCCAGAGATTTGTATTTTAGCCATTTATGCAGGCTGTATTGACAATAACCCTGTAACTATGGATGAAGCAAAGGAACTCACTAGAGCATATATTACAGAGAAGAGAAAGACAGATAAAAGTTACGGATATAGAACATTGTTTGAAGAAATCAAGAAAGCGATGGAAGATGATGGTTTTTTCGAGTTGAGCGGAATAACAGCGATGTTGGAAGAGATGGCAAACAATGTGGAAGAAGCGACACAGGAACAGAAGAAACCAACAGTAGTTCCACAGGACCACAAGAAAAAGCAGACTTCCACAAAATAATCTGGGAAGAATACTTTGTCTTAGCCAGTTCGCTAGGCGTTAGTTATTCAGATTTTCTAAAAATGACACCTAAAAAACTATGGGCTGTTGTAGAGGGTAAAAAACTTGAAAGACAACGAATGGATTCAGATATATGGCTTGCGATAGGTAGTTACATACTTCCAGCAATCAAGATAGGTGTTAGAAGCGGTGCTTGGGGTAAAGGCGAGCTTGAATACCCAGACAAGCCTATTTATAGAGATATTAACAAAAAAGAGAACAGCAAAGATGAAATACAAAGAAAGAGAGAAGAATTTGTTTTGAATATGAAAATACGAAAAGCAAACTGGGATTTAACGCACCCTAAAAATGATAAGCCGGAGGTATAAAGCGTGGAATTAGACAGTTTAGAAGTCAAAATTACCGGTACTGCCACTAAAGCTATCAATTCTGTAGATAAGCTGATAAATCAACTTACAAGGCTATCAACATCACTTGCAACTGTGAATGGTTCATCACTAAGCGGTCTTGCAAATGATGTTAGTCAGTTAGGTTCCGCTATGCAGAATATGAACGCAGGAACAGCAGATTTTACAAGGCTTGCCAAGAATATCACAAAGATAGGTTCTGTTGATTCAGTTGCACTAACTAACACAGCTACATCACTTCAAGCTGTCACAAAGGCAGTTGCAAGCATATCAGCTATTCCGCAAAATGCAACACAGGTCACAGAATTTGCAAAGTCACTTGGTAAGCTAGGCAGTAAAAGTATTGAAAATGCCGTTGTAAACATTCCAAAGCTAGGTAATGCTTTAAATGGCTTAATGACAACGCTATCAAGAGCACCAACAGTAAGTCAGAACGTTATTCAAATGACTAACGCATTGGCTAATCTTGCTAGTCAAGGTAGCAAGGTGGGTACTTCTTCAAACTCGCTTCAAAAGTCACTGTATGGCGTGTCTACAAGTGCTAGGACAGCAACTAGAAGCAGTTGGAACTTAGCAAGTGCGATAGGTAAGTTTTATGCCACTTATTTTATGGTAATTCGTGGCAGTAAGAAACTTATAGAAGCAATTAAGTCAACAACAGATTACATTGAAGCATTCAACTATCAAGCGGTAGCGTTTGGCAAGATTGGTTCAGAGTGGGATAAAGATTACGAAAAGTACGGATATGATAACGCAACAGCATATGCAGAGAGCTTCCAAAGCAGAGTAAATGATACTCTTGGAAAGTTATCTGGCTTAAAAGTTAATGTTCAAGGCGGTTTGCTTGAAGAAAGTGGAGCAAAGAACTTAGGGCTTAACATACAAGAAGTAACACAGTATGCTTCACAGTTAGCTTCTGTTACTAATTCGTTAGGACAGACAGGCGAAGCAACAACGGCTATAACAAAGTCAATGACAATGCTTGCGGGCGATATAAGCTCACTTTTCAATGTGGACTATTCAACAGTAGCGCAGAACTTACAGAGCGGCTTAATCGGTCAATCGAGGGCATTGTACAAATATGGTATTGATATTACCAATGCTACATTAGCGACGTATGCTTACAACTTAGGCATTTCTAAGTCGGTGTCTGAAATGACACAGATGGAAAAACAACAGTTAAGAGTGTTGGCTATACTAGACCAATCAAAAGTATCGTGGGGCGATTTAGCCAATACGATTAACAGCCCATCAAATATGTTACGCCAGTTCAGTAACAATATGAAAGAGGTAGGAATGGTAGCAGGACAGCTATTTATCCCGATTCTTTCAAAGGTTATGCCAATAGTAAACGGAGTAACTATTGCAATCAAAAGATTATTAGTCAACCTTGCTTCTTTAATGGGCGTTAAGATTGACTTTGAGAGCTTCGGACAAAGTGGCTATAAAGACACATCAGACGGCTTAGAAGATATTTCAGATGGCTACCAAGATGTAGCTGATTCAGCTAAGAAAGCTACATTATCCCTTATGGGATTTGATGAAATAAATAAATTACAGGACGATACAAGCTCAAGCAAAGGCTCAAGTGGCGGTGGCGGTAGCACTATTGATTTGACAGATGATATCGCTAAGGCGGCGGCAGATTATGAAGCGGCATGGAATAAAGCATTTGCAAATATGGAAAATTCAGCGGTTGCTTGGGCTGATAAGATAGAGAAAGCACTTGAACCTGTTAGGAAGATATTTAAAGATTTTGCAATCGGGGATTTTTATGCAGCAGGACAAGATACATCTAACCTTGTGGCAGGAATTTTTAATTGGTTCGCAGATGCCATTGATAAAGTAGACTGGTACGGAATAGGCAGAAAAATGGGAGATTATCTTGCTGGAATTGATTGGGTAGAAGTTCTTTCAAGTGTAGGCAGGGCAATCTGGGAAGCTATAAAAGCAGCTATTGAAATATGGCAAGGACTATTTCAATCTGCACCCGTTGAAACTACAATCATGTCAGTTCTTGGAGTTATGAAGTTTACCGGTTTAGGCAAAAAAATAGGAGAAAGAATATCAGACGCATTAAGTTGGAGTGCTATAAAGAAAGGATTAAAGAGTTTTGCTGGTGGAGGTGGACTATTAAAAGGTCTGCAAACTATGCTAACTACTGACTTATCTGTAATAATGGGAGCTGGTACAGCGACAGAAATAGGCTTAACTATTGGAGCGGGAATCGTAGGTGGCATTGGTGCAGCTATTATTGGATTTAATATAGGCAATAAACTAAATGAAGCACTTACAGGCGAGAAAATAGATATGTCAATGTTTGACCAATTAGCATATCTTATAAAAGCACCATTTGAAGATTTACCTAGCTTTATTGACGGAGTGATAGAAACTATCACATTCGGGCATAAAGATGATATAGCAAATTGGTGGACTGCAAGTGTTGCACCTTGGTTTACTAAGGAAAAATGGGGAGAACTGGGAGACAACATAAAAACATCTTTAAGCGAAAAATGGAACAGTTTTTCAGATTGGTGGGGCAATACAGCTATTGTTAGCTGGTGGAATAATAATGTTGCACCGTGGTTTGAAAAAGAAACATGGGTTGACGCTGTTGACGGAATGAAATTAGGAATACAAGAAAAATGGGATTCAATCGTTGGTTGGTGGAACAGTCTTGCAATTGTTTCTTGGTGGAGCAATGATGTGAAACCGTGGTTTACTAAGGAAAAATGGGAAAACTTGGCTGACGGAATTAAAAAAGGCATTCAAGGGAAGTGGGATGATGTTGTAGATTGGTGGGATAGCAAACCAGCACTTCAACGCATTTCTGTGGCTATCGAAGATTTTAAAACTAAGATACAGAACGCTTGGAACAGCTTTAAGCAGTGGTGGAATGATTTAGGACTTGAATTTCCACACATTGATACACCGCACTTTAAGATTGACGGAGAATTTAGTCTTGCACCGCCTAGAGTGCCAAAAGTCAGTATTGATTGGTATGCAAACGGCGGATTCCCAGGCAAAGGACAATTGTTTGTCGCAAACGAAGTTGGACCCGAAATGGTTGGTACTATGGACGGAAGAACAGCGGTAGCCAATCAGCAGGAAATCACAACAGGTATTGCCAACGCAGTTTATCCAGCGGTTTACAATGCAGTTGTAGCGGCTATGTCAGAAGCTAACAATAATGTAAATATAACATTACAAGGTGACGCAGATAAGTTATTTACAATGGTACAAGATAAAGCTAACAGCTATACAAATATGACAGGACAAGCGGCTTTTCCATATTGATAAGATAAATGTATTGTGTTATTCTTTTGCTATATAAAAAGCAAAGGGGTAACGCAATATGAAAAAGAAAAAGAAACTTTACATCGGTTTGGCAATAGCTTTTGTCTTAGTCTTGATAATAGTTTACGGCAATAGAAGTACCGATACAAAGACAGAAAACACTAATACCACAACAGAAAAAAGCAGTGATAATGCCACTTATAACAATACGGAATTTAAGTATCTTAAGCATGAAATTATAAATAATAATGAAAAAGATATACTTATTGTTTATTTTGATTTCACTAATAATTCTAAAGACAATACCAGAGCTGCATATAATTATGACATAAATTGTTTTCAAAATGGCGTAGAATTGGATTATCCTTTACTCAAAGTTGTCGAAGAGGAAGATAATATTATGAAAGAAATACAGCCAAACACGACTATTACAATTGCAGAAGCGTTTATTTTAAATGATAGAAGTAATGTAGATTTAGAGGTGGAAGCCCATTCGTCATTTATTGATAAAAAACTTATTAAAAAGACATTAACACTTGAATAAATTATTTAATGGAGCGTATCTTTCGGTGCGTTCCATTTTTTATTGAAAAAGTGCTTGACAATTATTGCAAGGGCAGTTATTATTATAACATAAATATTGCAAGGGCAATAATTGAAAGGAGTGATTATTATTAGTCCAGCAGGAAGACCGCACAAGGAAAACCCTAGAAATGTTAATCTTAATATCAGAATAACAAAAGATGAAGCTAATCGTATTCAGAAATGTGCTGATGAATTGGAATTAACAAGAACTGATACCATTATGAAAGGCATCGGGTTAGTAGAAAAAGAACTTAAAGACAACAAAAAAGAGTAGTCAACGATTACTTGGCGGTAACTGACTACCCAAAACACAACTCTGAAAGGAATTGATAAATCTATCATATCAGTTTCTTTCGGAAAATTCAAGATTTTTTGGAGGAAAACTATGGATAAATTTTTAGATATTATATGTGCAAATCAGATTATGAGTACAAAAGAGCAGGGAGATAAGTATATAGAATTTTTTGAACCATTTATGAGCAAACTTAAAGATATTGTGAGCGAAAAGGTTTATTCTGAATTGGAAGAAATGTTTAGCAGTTGTGTGGTAGAAAACAATAGTTTTTACGCTGTTGCAGGCATGAAATTAGCAATAGGTGTTATTGACGATACTTATGTTCCTACTGTGTAATCAAAATATTGCGTGAGGCATTGTGGGCATATGCTCCCACTACGCAATAGATTCTGTTTAGAGCAAATGATAAGATTTTGTAGGAGGTAAAATAATGAGTTATAATTATCCAACTACAAAAGATAGTTCTCACAATGAGATTAAAGTACCTATGAACACTAAGAATATTTGCGGCGTAGACTGCTATGAGCAGAATGGCGTTGCGTACTTAAGATTGGAGAATGTTGCTAGAGGACTTGGGTTTACCACAACTCAAGTGATTAATGGTAAGGAATATGTAAATATTCGCTGGAATGTTGTAAAACAATATCTTAATGATATTGGCTTTTTGCAGGAAGTTGCAAAAGACGATTTCATTCCAGAAAACATCTTCTACCGCCTAGCAATGAAAGCCAAAAACGAAACAGCAGAGAAATTTCAAGCATTAGTAGCTGATGAGATTATTCCGTCAATTCGCAAAAATGGAATATATGCTACCGATAATGTTATTGATGAAATACTGAATAATCCAGACTTTGGAATAGAATTATTAACAAAGTTAAAACAGGAAAGACAAGCAAGAGTTGAAGCAGAAAGAAAGAATGCTATCTTAACACATGTCAATAAGACATATACAATGACAGAGATTGCTAAGAAACTGAATCTGAAATCTGCCATTCAACTTAACAAGTTACTTGCTGATAAAAAAATTCAATACAGTGTCAATGGAACTTGGGTTCTTTACTCACCATACAGCAGTATGGGATATGAAGAAATTAAGCAAGAAATCCTCGACAATGGTAAGGTTATTTATCACAGGAGAATAACACAGCTTGGAAGAGAATTTATACTGCAATTATTCAATGAAGTTGCATAGATTTTCTTGAGAATATTAGAATGGCTCAAACAGAAATAAATATAATGGTTGCAAGAAATTTGTAACCACACTAAGGAATGTATCAGAAATGGTGCATTCCTTTTTTAATGCCTTGAAAGGGGTGGTTTGATTGATTGATGCAGTTGTGATTGAGGGGGTTAGATTCCCAGTAGCATATAACGGCTACACATACAGTAGGAATAAGATATGGTCTAAAAATACAGGAAGAAATGACTACGGCGAAATGGTAGGCACAATCGTGGATATCAAAGACAAAGTAGAGCTTCAATTACCGCCATTAACAGGTGAGCAAGCCCTATTGCTTGATAATGTAGTAAGCGACGTAGATAACCCATTCCCAACGGCACAAGTCTTATTCTTAGGTGGCACACAAAAGGAAATGACAATATACACAGGAGATGTGACATATCCGTATCTCACAAGGGCGAAGAATGAGGACGGACTAATAGTCGGAGCAAAATTGAGTTTAATTCAGAAATAAAGGAGAGTTCCACATGAAACTTAAAACAAGTGAGTTAATAGACAGATTTCAGAATTTAAGCAACATATCACATGACAAGACCACAGGCAGAATCGCTATGGCTGTTATGTGCAATATTAAGGCATTAGAAGAACTGTACAAGGCAACGCTACAGACCATAGAAGATACTAAGGTTAAGTATGCAGATAAGGACGACAGCGGTAATCCAGTTATCAACGATAATCAGTATCAGGTTACATCAGAGAACTTAAAGAAGTTACAGGAAGAATTGCAAGAAATCAATGAACAAGAGATTGAAGTGCCTGACATGACAATGCTTCCTATGGACGCATTCGACAAATGCGAAGAAATTACACCAGCTAAATTATACTCAATTGAGTTTATGATAAGCCATTAATTAATCAATAAAGGCGGTGTAGAATGAAGATATTAGACACAGCTATAACGGAAATTGTTAAGGGAAATAGTGCAAGATACTATTCCAAGTATGTTGTTGATGAAAAAGAATATATCGAAACACTCAACAATTTCAAGTTTCAAAACATGATAAATCCCAATAATGAAATTACGATAGGTAACACTTGCAGTAGCGGTGTTACCTTTTCTATTTATATGCCAACAATAAGCCTTGAAAATAAGGAGATTACCATATTTGAGGGTGTCAAGGTTGGCACAGAAATTAAGTATATTAAATTGGGAATATTTACAGTTACTAAACAGACAAGTGACGGAGAATACACAAGCTATGAAGCATACGACAGAATGTACAAGGCTGACATGCCTTACTTCTCGGATATGGCATTTCCTAGCACAGATAAAGCTATTCTTAATGAGATATGTGGCAAGTTAGGTATATCTTTAGCAACAAATATAGTCACAACACATACTATCAGCGACAAGCCACAAGGATATACCTATAGAGAAATTATCGGCTATATGGCTATGCTACAAGGCTGTAATGCGGTAATTAATTCTGACGGAAACCTTGAATTAAGGTGGTATAAGGATAGCGGTTATGTACTTGACGGACATAAGTATTATCAGCAAGGCGTTACATTCACAACGAGTAAAGATTTTATCATACAGAAACTGACATGTAATAATACCAAGAGTGGTTCTACAGAACAAAGTCAGATTACTTCTGGTGACGGAGCGGCAGGACTTAGTTTTGCCAATCCGTTTATGACGCAGGCAATTCTTGATGAAGTCTATAAAAAGATAGGTGGTTTTGCATTTAGACCGCTTACAGTTAAGTTTGTCGGTGACTACCGACTAGAAGTTGGTGACATTATAACTGTCAACAAAGGTGACATTGATTACAAAGTGCCTATAATGCAGATTACGCACGAATGTGACGGCGGCTTAATGGATACAGTTACATCTATAGGTCAATCTGACACGGAGAATACAAGCGTTGCTTCTGGTCCTATTACTAAGCAGATGGAACGGTACTATGCCGACTTGATACTTGTAAATAAAGCGCTTATTAATAAACTATCTGTTGATGAAGCTGATATCAGATACGCAAGCATTGAAACCTTAAAGGCTGTTAATGCTGATATTGATAACCTTAAAACAAATAAATTAGATGCAACATATGCAGATATCATTAATGCTAATGTGGAAAGCCTTAAGGCTGTTAATGCGGATATTGCAAATCTTAAAGTAGACTATGAGAAAGTTGGCATACTTGACGCAAGTGTAGCTGATATCAAGACATTAATATTCGGTTCAGCAACAGGAACAACAATAACAACGGATTTCTCTAATTCTGTTATTGCTGTTTTGGGAGAAGCGCAGATTAAGTCAGCAATGATTGATAGTCTTGACGCAAGCAAAATCACAGCACTTGACATTAATACTACTAATGTACTTGTTCACAGCGAAGATGGCAAGTCACAGTGGAAAGACAATACAATTCAAATATCTGACAGCAATAGGGTTAGGGTTCAGATAGGTAAAGACGCTAATTCAGATTACAACATGTATATCTGGGATAAATCAGGCAATTTGATGTTTGACGCTATTGGATTAACAGACAAAGGTATTCAACGACAGGTTATCCGTGATGATATGGTTAAGGATAATGCTGATATTGCCGCAAGCAAGTTGAATATAGAATCGCTGTTCAATGTTATCAATAATGATGGTTCACACACGCTTAATTCAACGAAGATATATGTTGATAGTGAACAGCAAACCCTTGATAGCGTATTCAAGAGTATTCAGACAACCGTTGGCGGCAATTCTACATTATGGGGTTCAGCCATTAAGCAATCCAAAGATTTCATTGACCAGAAGCTATGGTGGACTGATATTCGTAATGGAGAATCCATCGAAAGCAAATTCAATACAGTTACAAGTACGCTTGATAGCTTCGGTGTGCAAATAGGAGATGTTTACAAGCAACTCAACGATGATTTCAAGGTATATCAGGTGACATACGAGCCGACTAAGGATAATTATCCAGCTAATGAGTGGAGTGTACCTATATATCCAAGCGATGATAGATACCCTAGTGATAGCACATGGGAATACACAGAAGCAGAATATGATAATTATGTAGGCATTATAGCGTATTGGGAAGCACAGAACAGAGCGTGGCGTTGGATTAAAAAAATAGACGGAACGCACGGTTGGAAAGAAATATCTTCAACCGAAATCGCTTATCTTCTTAATCAAAATGCCGCGTTAAAGGTGAATCTTAATACAATCAGCTCTGAATTAAGTAAGACACAGATTGATATAAGAGACAACTATAGCACCACTGTACAAGTTAATAATGCTATTACACAGGCAATTAGTGCAGAGAGCAATAGTATTAAGTTAGAAGTGTCTAATAATTACGCTACAAAGAAGAACCTTGAAAGTTATGCCACAACCGACAGTCTTAAAAGCTATGCTACAACAGCAAGCCTTGATTTGTACATCAAGAAAGACCCAACAAGCGGAGAACTCAAATCTGCCATAGAAGCTATAGCAGATGATATTACACTTAAAGCTAAAGGGGCAATTAATATTAGTGGTAATAAGTCTGTTAATATTAATGGCGACCTATTTACATTAACAACAACTAATACCACTATTTCAGCAGATGGAACAATCACATGTAAAAAATTAAATGCTAAAGGTAGCACAATAGGTGGATACACAATTAATGATTATACTTTAGTGGGTGAACAAGTTGGAATAAGTAGTAAAAGCGGATATGCTTGGGCGTTTTGGGCTGGTTCTGATACACCAGAAAATTCTGTGTTTAAGGTAGGACATGATGGTAGCTTGTATGCAAAATCAGCTCATATTACCGGAGGAGATATAGACATTAACACAAGTACATTGAGCACATCTGCAATTAAGCTAAATTACGGCAGTAGGCACGCTAAAATGTCTCCTTATCAAATAAGTTATACATCAGATGAATATGAATCATTTATGGATGCAGATGGCTTCGCAATTTTGGATAAAAGCGGAAATAGTATATCTGAATTAAGAGATAAGTCTTTAATGTTAAATCAGGGAGATTGTTATGTGTATGGATATTATTATATAAGTTCTGGCGGTGCATGGGTTGAACTGTCAGAGTGGATTAAACAAAAATTAGGTATATAAATCCGCACAGCGGTAGAAAGGAAAACAATATGTTAAGTATAACAAAAACAACAAATTTAAGCGGAACATCTGTGATTAACGGTCAATCAGCCATGACAATGTATGCGGCTGTACCAGAAACTGGTTCATTAACAATTAGTCAGACAATTACTAGCAAGGAATTATACCTTGCAAATCAGACGCAATGCGATAATGATTATGAGAATTTTAAATCGGAAGTTAATAAGCTGTTAAAGAGTGAACAGCAGACAATCGGTTCAGATACGACAGATATAACAGGAACAATAACAGAGTAAATCATCAGAGAGTGTGGGTTTAAGCCCGCACTCTTATTTTTTAGGAGGTAAATTATGAGCTTAACTGGATTTCTTTCGTACAGCCGTGTAAACTGGCAACAATCGCCAAGTAAAAGTACTCCGCTTAGTGCGGCAAACTTAAATATAATGGACGCAGGCATTAAGAATAACAACGATATGATTAGTAATCTTCGTGATGAAGTTACACAATTAAACAGTAATTTAATAAAAAGACTTGTTGATATTAATGTTCAGAGTTGGGCAGAAAATTTACAAAATGGATTTTATGTATACAGAACTGACAATACTTGCACAGGGCAATATGAGGATGGACATTATACAATGGGTTTTGTAATTTGCTTTGATGGTAATATTAGAATCTTTATGTTTGATATGCTTATCAATAGTAATTGCTTTACATGTTCTAAAGGCAAGAATGGTAATTGGAGTAATTATATTAAAATCAGTTAATATAATCTTTCATCTCCACCCACAAGGGGTGGAGATGATGGAACAGTATAAAAATAATTAAAATAAAAATAAGGAATATATATGGCAGTAATAAAAAATCTACGAAGCCTATCAGCAATGGAATTTTACAAAAACAGTTTTTATTTCTATATTACTGTTTAGTTGCGGAATGAAAATAAGACATAAGGTATTGACTAAAATTACAAAAGAAGTTGCAAGGTATTTTCTTATCGAACATGACGAACTGCAAGAAGCAATTCGCAAGGTTGGCAGTGCCGCATAACATTAACAATATAATATTTGCAAGCACCTTAGTGGAAACACTGGGGTGCTTTTTTGATACACATTTTTTAAATTTAGGAGGTAATTTATGAGTAAATTATTCGGAATTGACACATCAAGATGGCAGGGAGACTTTGATTTTAAAGGTGCAAAGGATAATGAGGGTGTAGACTTTGCTATTATCAAGGCAGGCGGTGCTGATGATGGCTTATACGAAGATGGAGAGTTTGAGAACAGCTATAACAAGTTGGAAAGTGCAGGAATCCACAAAGGAGCCTATTTCTTTGGTAATGCATTAAGTGTTGATGAAGCTGTAAATGAAGCCCGATATTTTGCACAGCTTTTAGCAGGTAAATCATTCTGCTATCCAGTGTTCTATGACGTTGAAGCAGGCATGGTTACTGGCAACGACCTTACAGACATTATTATGGCATTCCTTAATGAAATGAGAAATGCAGGATATAAGAATGTCGGCTTATACTCATATGAGAACTGCATTAACAATTATGTAGACATTTCAAGAGTAAAAGAAGCTGGTTATGCTGTGTGGGTTGCTAAGTATTCTAGCAATAACCCTAACATCGCTGTTGATTATGATATGTGGCAGTTTGGCGGAAGTGTTAATTATCTTAGAGACACACAGATTAACGGACAGACAGTGGACCAGAACTATTGTTACACTGATTATTGCACAGACCATGTCGTTGAAGACATTACAGTGCCAGACTATGAGCCAGTACCAGACACTAAGTATCATAAAGGTGATACAGTTAAGGTTATTAACGCTATCCAGTACGATAATGGCGAGCCATTCGGCACTTACTATGATGAGTACAGTGTCTTATCGGCTAGTGGCAGAAGAGTTGTTATCGGGGTTGATGGCGTAACTACTGCTGCTATTGACGAGGATAACATCAGCCTTGTTAAGTGCATTTATGATAATGACAATGATGTCAACACAGATACAGTAAACCACGGTGACGGCAAGAAAGTCAGAGTGCTTGATAACATTGATTATGACGGCGTGAGATTTGCGGTATATTATGATGAATATGATGTAATTGAAGAGAGCGGAGACAGAATTGTTATAGGTATCGGCACAACAATCACAGCCGCTGTTAATATCGCTAATCTTGAATTTGTTGGCGGTGCAAGCTCTGATGATACACCTACTGATATCCCATTTAGTGAAGATATTGAAGAGGGTAGCACAGTGAGATTTGTCGGCGATACTGATTATGACGGCACGCCTATTAAGGCTTGGTATGACGAGTATACAGTATCAGAAAAAAATGGAGACAGGGTTGTACTTGTGCATGACGGAGAATTATTCGCAGCGGTCAATGTAGCCGATTGTGAATTAGTCTAACCTTAATAAAAATACCGGGAGTGCAATGCTCCCGGTAATATTTTAATTATTCAAATCTATCATAACAGCTATAACAGCAGGAATGGTTGTTATTGTTCCGTTTGTTTTCTTAAATTCCATTCCACCCTCAAGAAGTGTTCCATACATTGTCACATTGTCGCCAACAAGCAAATTATAGTCAAAATCGTCTCTATAATATGCCAAAACAACAGTATCATCATTATTGCCATCAACAGCTAAATAATAGCAAGCAATATATTCACTAGATTCTTCACCGGTATGCGTATTTCCGTCTTTATCTTCGACCTCCCCATCATATTTTAATTCTGCTACAATATTGCCTGTCAACTTGAATTCTTTATCAATATACTTATTAGGTGTACGCTTGAGCATTTCAACAGTTATATCATCAGGGTATACACTCTTGTCTCTTGACAATAATGTTTCTTGTTCCGTCTGGACTTCACTGGCACTTTTAACGTTATTATCAGAAGCACCGTTCTGACACGCTACAAGGCTTAATAAGCACATAACAAGCATAATACTTACAATTCTCTTTTTCATAGGCAAATCCCCCTTAAATTTAATTTTACTAATCATATCACAATATGCATAATTTGTCGAATGTTGTCGAAACTTGCGATATCTTTAAGTTGATTTTTACATTATCAGTATTTATAATAATAATTGTCCGAGAGAGTTCGGGCAGAATCTTCAAGTTTCGGCTAGGTGGCACTGTTTGATTGGCGTTGGCAGTGTCACCGCTGAAAACTGTTAATCTACTGGGGGTAGGTTGACATGCAAGAACAAATGTTCTATAATAACACCATCGCTACCAGCGTTATATCGTGCAATAAGGGGGATATATGGAGAATGAGGAATATAAACAGAAGATAATTGAACTAATCAATAATTGTAATAATAATCATTGGCTAAAAACAATATACAGCTACATTAAAACACTTTTAAGGTAAAAGAAAAAGACCGAGATTTTTTCTCGGTCTTTGCTTATTCTCGGCTTAACAAATTTACTATCTCTCATTTATCAAGTCAATCAGTTTTTCCAAACTTTCCCAATCTTCTTTATTTAGCTTAGACAACGCAGATACAAGCCTATGTCTGAAATTGTCTTCACCGCTTCTTTGAATATCTCCAAGCATTTCAGCAATCTGTTCATCTTTGGATTTCTCTATAAACATTTCGCCATCGCCTGTCCGTAACCAATCTTCATTAACGGAAAATTCCCTACATATCAGTTTTATAGTCTGTTCTGACGGATAATTTTCTCCGCTTTCCATTTTACAAACAGCAGAACGGGATACAGATAGTTTTTGAGCAAAATCAGTTTGACTTATATTCAAGCTATTTCTGATTTTTTTAATTCTCTCATTCATAAGTAGTTCCTCCTTTCTTGAAAAGTATAATAACATAAAATGTACATTAAGTCAACAAAAAGCATTGACAATGTATATTTAATGTGCTATTGTATGTACATCAAATGAACAGAAAGGAGATGAAAAAATGACAGGACCTTTTTCTATAAGCGGAGATGATGAGGAACGGACACTAAGAGATTATGTTGAATGGTTTGCGCTTGGACTTGCCTACAATGCGGTAAATGGTGAGAAAAACGAAGCATTACAAAGTGAATGTAAAATACTCGATTCTCTCACCAACGCATTGAACGCTATAAAGCTTTAACGAAAAGGATTAGATATAACTTCTACCTTAGCTGGTTTGTTATCAATAGTAGACATAAATTCATCATAGTATTTGCGGTACTCAATTTTGAATTGTTCAACACTGTCTTGATAACCCAACAACTTAGCAATAGCGTATCGGTCAGCAAGTTGCTTGCTATCCATATTTTTCACCTCTTTTCCTATTTAGAATAAGAGGATTATATCACAGAAAGGAAGTGAATTGAATGAGTGAAAAGGAAAAAGAAGTAGTTGAGAAGTTAAAAGAAGCAATTCCTAAGATGTCAGATTTTGACAAGGGTTATATTCTTGGCAAGGTCGAGAATATGGCAGAAAAAAGTGATAAGGAATGTAACAATGACAGAAAGGAGTAAGAATAGAGAACATTTCTTCAATCCCTAATAGAATAAGAGGATTATAGCACAAAGTACAAACAGATTAGAATTTTTGATATTGATGCAATAGAAAAGTGATGGTAGCGGTAAATAGTTACAAATCTCTTATAATGTAGTATTCATTGGTTCTTCAAAGCAGGAGTGGTGTCCTGCTTGTATCGAGTGTGAATTACCTACCGATTGGCAGTTTTGTCTTTAGCATATTTATTTAATTCTATTGATATAGAAATAAGAGTATACAGGGTGCAGAAGTCTAAACCACAGAAGTATGAGCCGACCACTGATATACACAATGCTATGACAGTATCCATACAATCTCCTTTCGGAAAGTGTCTACCATCACCTTTCTATTGTATCAATAAATATAAAGTTCTACAAGTTACAGCAGATAGGAATGAGCAGAATTGCTCAAATGCACCTTAAAAGGTCAAAATATATCACACATTATTTAGAAAGGAATGTTTATGGAGTTACAGATTTTTAGCAATTCAGAGTTTGGAGAAATCCGAACCATTACTAAAGATGATGAACCTATGTTTTGCTTGGCTGATGTATGCAAGGCATTGGAACTTACACAGCCGTCAAAGGTTAAAGAGAGGTTGAACCCAAAGGGTGTGAACAGTATTCCTACCCTTACAAAAGGTGGAGAACAAAAGCTGTTATACATCAACGAGAGCAATCTTTACAAGACAATCTTTCAGAGCCGTAAAGAAAGTGCAGAGAGATTTACAGAATGGGTTACATCAGAAGTGCTTCCATCAATCAGAAAGACAGGAAGTTACAGTAAGCCTTTGACAACATCTGAACAGATTAGATTATTGGCACAGGGCAACACAGAACTTACAGAGAGAGTTGATAAGGTTGAAGATAAGATAACCAGTATCGAAGAAGAAACTCCGCTTTACGGCTGTGAGATTGAAGAAGTGCAGAAACATGTTAGAAAGAAAGGAATTGAAGTACTTGGCGGAAAGGACAGCAATGCGTACAAAGACGGTGGTATTCGCGGTTCAGTATATTCTGATATATACAAGCAGTTAAAACGCGAATTCGGGTGCGTGGCGACATACAAGAGTATTAAAAGAAAATACTTGGCTGATGTACACGAATTCATAGACACCTATTTGTTACCAATAGCACTTGCCGAGGTGGTACATGATACAAACATGTAGGAGAAGATATGAAAGAAAAGATAATTAACATATTTGCAACACTGGCAGGAATCAGCCTTATAGCGTTGATTCTAAGATCAGTACAACCACAAGCTAAGATTAATCAGCAGAGTGCAGTGTTAAGTGAATGCTACAACTCACATGTTGATTATAAGGTTGAAACTGGAGAGATAAGTGTTGATGAATATGAGTTATCGCTCATGGCACATTTGCTGATGGGTGAATGCGGAGCGACATGCAACGATGATGAAATGCTATATCTTGCAGGAGCCGTTGTTTTGAACCGAGTACAGAGTGAGTATTTTCCTAACAGCATTGAAGAAGTTATCTATCAATCAGGACAATATCAATGTACAGAACTTAAAAACAGTGGATTCTACAAAGAACCAACAGAAAGATGTTGGAGAATAGCAGAAGAATTATTAATAAGCGGATATGACATACCTAGCAATGTGTTGTATCAAGCTGAATTTAAACAAGGTAGCGGCGTTTATAAGAAAGTGCAGAATATGTACTTTTGCTACAGATAAGGAGTTTGTTTATGGAGAAAAGAATAAGAGAAGAATTATTCAACTTAGGTATTCTTTCTAACAGAAAAGGTTATGCATACATCGTTGATATTATGAGCAATCTTGATTCTGCATTAGCAATAGATGGCGAGATTAAGAAAGTTGCCGAGAAATACGGCAAAAGTAAGGATTCTATTGGAAGTGCAGTAAGAAATGCTGTTAAGACAGCAAATCATAGCCTTGAGGTATGGAAGAATTACGATTGCTTAACAACAAAAGGATTTCTTACAACAATGTATTACAGAACCAGAGAGGAGAGTGCCAATGAGTAGCATAAAAAGAATCATTAAGTTGAATAGAAATAGGCAGAGAGCTATAAAGGAAAAGGATTTTAGAAAATTCTATACTTTTAGCTGCAAAATCCATCTGATTGAAAGAATGGATAAAGTACCAATAGGAAGTTACATATTAAAGTAAGGAGAGAAAAAATGGAAAATGCAATTAATAACAACAATATCACATTAGCAGGAGTAGTTGAGAGAGAGCCAGAATATTCACATGAAGTACTTGGCGAGGGGTTTTATGTATTCATGCTCAAGTGTTCAAGAACAAGTGGTAACAAAGATACATTACCGGTAATGATATCAGACAGACTTGTTGATATCAGAGAAATCAAAGTAGGACAGGTTGTCACAGTTTCAGGGCAGATAAGGAGCTTCAACAGGCATATTGATGATGTGAAGAGCAAGCTGATTTTATCGGTATTTGCAAGAGAACTTGAAATACTAGCACAGGACGCAACCGAACTACCATTTGAAGAAAATATCAATACAGTTATACTTGATGGTTTCGTATGCAAACCACCTATATACAGATGTACTCCAAAGGGCAGAGAGATTGCGGATATCTTAGTAGCAGTAAACAGACCATATGGCAAATCAGATTACATACCATGTATAGCATGGGGAAGAAATGCAAGATTTGCGGGTGGACTTGAAGTTGGAGAACACATTCAGATCCAGGGAAGATTCCAGAGCCGTGAGTACGCTAAGAAGATAAGTGACAATGAGATTGAGACAAGGGTTGCTTATGAAGTATCAGTAAGCAAGATTGATTACGCAGAGGAGGGCGAAGCTAATGCATAGTGATATTACAGTTAGAGATTTAGCAAGTATGGCTATTGATGAAGATGTAACATGCCAGATATGGACACCACAATACGGAACAGTATTTAACGGTTCGTTTGAGGAAGCTAAGTATTCAGCCTATGCGGATAGGGAAATTGATAACTTCCAAGTTGAAGATGGCGTATTTGTTATGAATATATAATAAGGAAAGGATATGTTTATGGAAAGAGCAGTTTTAAAAAAAGTAGTTCTTGAAAACTTTATGTGCTACGCACACGCAGAATTTGATTTTTATGCCATTACAAAGATTATGGCTAAGAATGGCAAGGGCAAGTCGACTATTGCCACAGCTTACTTGTGGTGCTTGTTTAACTGTGATTATGAGTTAAAGGATAATCCAGTTGTCAGACGAGAAGTTGACGGAAAATCCGTTGATGATATGGACACAAGCGTTGAACTTACACTTGATGTTGACGGAAAAGAAATAACTATGAAGAAAGTGCAGAAGCGTACTTATGGGGAAACTGTAAAGGACGGCGTTGTTGTGACAACTGTAAGCGATACTAACTCATATTACATCAATAGCGTGCCAAAGACATTAAAGGCATTCAATGAATATCTTGATGTTAATATGAATATTTTAAAAATGTGTAGCAATATCAATGTATTTCTTACGCAGAAGCCAAAGGAAATGAGAGAATATCTTTTCAGTTTAGCAAAGAAAACAACCGACCTTGATATGGCAAAGTCTAAAAGCGAACTTGCTGAATTAGTACCACTTCTTGAAAAATACACATGCGAAGAAATACGTGCTATGAACAATGAAATCAAAAAAGATGTTGATGATAATGCCGAAAAGTTAAAAGGGCAGATTGAAGAGAAAGAGCGTGATGTGCAGCTTAAACAGGCTATTGAAGTATCTGACCTTGAATTACAGAAGAACAGCCTTAAAGCGCAGATTGCTGATTGCGTGGCAAAGCAGACCGACAATGACAAGCTGATAGCTGAATATGACAAGGCTAGTTCGGATATTCTCAATCTTAAATTTGAGCTTAGTGATATGAGCCGTAAAGCTAATGAAGAAAATGTTAAGGCTAGGAGAAAACTTGAATCACAGATTAGTAACCTTAATTATGTGATTGAGGATAGCAAGAAGTCAATCAGCAACGCAGAAGATGTTGCTAGTTTTGATAAGGACAAGATAGCTGAATATCAGAAAACACTTGATGATAGCAGAACCGAATGGAAAGCTGAAAAAGAGCGTGTATTTGACGAGAATAATCTTATTTGCCCTTATTGTAAACAGGAATACCCAGAGGAAAAGAAAGAGAAACTAAAGGCAGATTTTAAGGCACATAAAGAAACTGAACTTAGCAGAATTACCGATAAGGGCAACACAGCTAAGAAAATGCTTGATGAAATCAAAGGATTGTTAGTTGAAGCTGAACAGGAATTGGCTGACAGAAAGCAGAAGTTAGAAAAGCATTTAGTTGATTTAGCAGACCTTGAAAAGCAGTTAGCAGAGTTACCGCAGGAGATTGATGTTACAAGTTCAGAGGAATACAAAGAACTTGAACAGAAGATTGCTGAAAGAGAAGAAGCTATGCACAAGGCTAATGATATTTCGGCAGTTAAGGCAGAATTAAAAGCACAGGAAACAGCTTTAAGGCAGCAGTTAGCAGAATGTGAAAGCCAGATTGCAAAATCTGATACGGCAGCAGATGAACAGCGACTTGAAGAATTAAAGCAGACAAGGATTGATTCTGAACAGAATAAGGCTAATGCCGAGAAAATCCTTGATTTACTTGATGAACTGGATAAGGCAAAGAACGAAGCCTTAACAGAAGCGGTAAACAGTCATTTTGAGTTGGTTAAGTGGCAGCTGTTTGAGTATGCTAAAAATGGCAATTACAAGAGTTGTTGCATACCTACAGTTGACGGAAAAAGCATTTTAACAACTATGTCTAACAAGGGTAACAGGATTTTAGGCAGAGTTGATATTTGCAATTCTATTCAGAAGATTAGCAACATATCGGTGCCAGTCATTCTTGATGACACGGAAAACTTAGATAAAGCAAATCAGAAAAGGATTGCCGAAATGGTAGATAGTCAGTTGATTATGCTAATTGTTAATGATAGTGAGAAATTAGAGATTGCGGAGGGATAAGCACTATGAATGATAGATATGTTGTAGAGTGTGAATTTGAACACGCAGGATACAAATGCGTTGTCATATTTGGAAGTTTCGGGTACAGATGCGGTTATGTCGGCATTCCAAAGAATCATCCATTATACAGAAAGGATTACAGTGATTACCTTGAAATCAAGAAAGCTGATGTCGGAGACAGAGAAGTAAGTGGGATTCTTCCTTTGCTTGGTGCTTGGCTGGATGAAGATGAAAGAATCCGCATTGAAGCATATTTTCAGTGTCACGGTGGCATTACATATGCAGGTGGTGGAGAACATTCAAGTTATCCAATCGAGAGTGATTTATGGTGGTTCGGGTTTGATTGTGGACATGCAGGAGATAAGTCGGATTTGGATTATGCGATGCAGAAGTTTCCGAACCATAGAAAAGAGCTTCAACTACGGAAAATGGTTGAAAGTAAATATCCGATTGATGATGTTATCCGTACAGAAGAATATGTAGCAGAAGAGTGTAAGAAGTTAGCAGAACAGTTGAAAGAATTTGAAGAAAGTGAGGAATGATGATGGGCGTAAAAGGATATAAAGCATTTAATAAAGGAATGATATGCAGAGGTAAGCAGTACGAAGAGAATACTACTTATGAAGAAAACGGAAATGAAATATGCGAAGCAGGCGTAATGCATTTCTGTGAAAACCCATTTGATGTGCTGAATTATTATCCGCTTGTTGATGAAAATGGTGACATTTCAGATTTTGCAGATGTTGAAGCTATTGGAGATATTTATAAAGAAAAGAATAAAGCAGCCACAAATAAGCTTCATATTGGTGTGAAACTTGGGCTTAAAGGGTTTATTAAGGCTTGCGTAGATTTTACTATTGAAAAAACAAGAGTTGAGTCTGGTAAAGATAACGAAACTGATAGTAGTGGATATTCCGCACAGATAGGTTCAAGTGGAAATTCCGCACAGATAGGTTCAAGTGGATATTCCGCACAGATAGGTTCAAGTGGAGATTCCGCAAAGATAGGTTCAAGTGGAAATTCCGCACAGATAGGTTCAAGTGGAGATTCCGCAAAGATAGGTTCAAGTGGAAATTCC